GCGTTAGCATTGGCTGTAACATCACCTTCGATAACTGCTGTGCTAGCAAATGTAGCTGCACCAGTTACGTCTAGTGTACCTGCTACTGTAGCGTTAGCATTGGCTGTAACATCACCTTCGATAGTAGCTGTAGTGTTAACAACTAAAGCGTTAGCTGTTAGCGTTCCACCAATTGTGCCAGCGTTATTAACTGTTAGTGCATCTGCTACTGCATTTCCGCTCACGTCAATGTTTGCGTTTAGATCAATGTCACCACTAAATGTGCTGGTAGTGTTCACTGTTAGTGTGTTTGTAGTAGTACTAGTGTTAGCTGTGATTGCATTAGCTGTTAGGTCGCCACTTATTGTGATCCCTGCAGCTTCTAGGTTGCCCATTACTACGTCAGCATTGCTGCCAACTGTGATGTTACCTGCTGTAGTTCCATCTTCAGAACCAACGTTTGCAAACACAAACTTGTCTTCGCTTTCGTCCCAGATAAGAGCATAGCTGTCATCTGAACCACGTTCAATCAAGATACCTGTATCTTGTGTACCAGTGCTTGCGCCGCTGTTTAGCACAAGAATTGGATCTTCTACTGTTAGGTTGGTACTGTCAACTGCTGTTGTAGTACCTTGTACTGTTAGATTACCAGTGATCGTAAGGTTACTGCCATAACTTAGATTATCTTCTAGCTTTGCGCTAGTTATGTTTTTGGCTGCTATTTTGGCTGTAGTAACCGCAAGATCAGTAATCTGATCGGTATTAATACGAGTAATTGCCATTTTATATTTTGCTCCTCAATATAAGCATGCTTATACAAAGTTTTGTCTTTGTATTGTTTTTTTTGTATTTGCCATTGATCCAAATAATTGTCGACATTTTGATTATCTAGGCAAATACAATGTATTTATTGAGCGAGCTTGTTTTTTGTGTGGGTAGGTACTATATTGAAAGGAAACAATCGGCAACTGTGTACCGATTGTATTTATGATCAAATTAGGAAGATTTTTTGTGCTCGGTGATGGTTTTTTTCAGTTTTTCAATACTGCCGTTGAAGGTGTGATATCCTACGTGATGTAGTAGAATAGTGGTATCGCACCACACTTTGAATCCTTGTTCTCTGGCTCTATCGCAGAAAACCCAGTCTTCGCTTAACAAATGTCCTTTGTCGTCTACTACCACATCAAACAGGTTATACATCCAATTTTCATAAGGATCACCGTCTGGAGTTGATCCCAAGTTTAAGCTGTCTTTGTACTTGGTTTCCGGCATAACTTCAATCAGCTTGTCAAAAACCGCACGCTTGATCATCAAAAACCCAGTGCCTAAATGACGTACTTCATATAGATCACCTTCGATTTCAGGTTCTGCTACTTTGTTTAACACATAAAAAGGAGGTTCTTTTTTGGCAGGATAAGCACCACCTACAATATCTTTGTCACGCAACACAAGTTTGATTATTTCGCCTGCTTCAAATTTAATATCACTGTCGATAAAAAAGAGATGAGTTGCATTCTTGTTGCTGAGAAACTTAGCGGCTAGATTGTTTCTAGCTCTTGTCACAAGACTTTCATTGATCATTGTATCAATGGTGTAGTTTAATCCTACTTGTCTTGCCATCAATTGAAATTTTAGAAGCGAGCTCATCACTGCTTCTGTAACCATACCGCCATAACAAGGAACACATATATGCACGTGACTGCGTGCAATAATTTCATTGGCTTTTTCTTGAGAGATGTCCATAATAGGTCCTATAGGTTGAAAATACTAGTAGATTATTTATGTAGCACTTATATTACCAGCTAATAAATTAACAACTTTCCAGTTGCCTTGACTGTATATTGATAAGCAAGGATTTCCAGCAGAACCGTTAGAAATATAAGCAATAGCACCATCTTCGGGTGTAGGTGACAAGGAGTTTGCTTCTGCAACTGTGTAAACTGGTAATTGACCTTGCATTCCTGGTGTAAATCCTAATGCTGTGGTTATATCTCCTGAAGATATACTTGTATCAACATTGGCTATTTGATTATCTACATAAGTTTCGGTTGCTAAATTGGGTTTGTTTTGAATATCACTATAATCGACTGTATATTCAATGTGCTCGATTGTACTGATGATTCTTGCTTCTAGTGTGTCGTCCTGTGCCACAGGTTCTGTCATAGAAAGTGTAGTTCCTGTAACAGAATAACTAGAATCGTGCTGAAGTACACCATTAATACTAACTATAACACCTGCATCTGAAGTTTCTTGACTTAGAGTAAAATCTGTTGTACTGCCATCTCCTGTAAAGGTGTCTACAGATAGATTTGTCTGTGTACCAACACTTTTCCAATCTTCGCCATTGTAAAATTCTACTGTGCTGTTTGTAGTGTTAAATCGTATTTCCCCTGCACTTGGGGTTACACTTCTATCACTGGTTGTACCATCCGGCAATAACATACCTTCGACACTGTCTACAATAACTTTGCCGCCACTGGTTGGATTTAATACTATGTCAGCACCACTGACCACTGTTGAAATTGTTGTGTCGCTAACTTCAAGATTACCAAACTGTGTATCTTCGCCAGAAGCTGCGCCAACTCCAAACTCGCCCGTGTATCTATAGCCTACAACATAAGGAACTTTTGATCCTGTGATAGCACTGGGCACATTAGAATCTGGAAAATGCAAAACACCTGCTTGATAATCAAAAATAAAGCTGTCACTACCGCCTGACCCGTCTGGAAAAATTCTAGTACCAGTAGTTTCTGCACTGGAACTACCTGGATCGTCGATGTATACTTTTACAATGTATTGTGGTCCAAACTCTGTGGGTATCCAATCTGCTAACCCAGTGGTCCACGTTCGGTTGTCGGTGCTGGTTGTATCTTCGGTGGTTTCTACAGTGTTGCCGCCGTCATCGTTGTAGACTGTTATCACACTTGTATTACTGCTAGGCGGTGTAGCCGGTATGTCACTGCTCTGCTTCCAAACTCTGTCGCCACGCACCAACAGTGGACTGGCTATTGCTTCGTTTGAAGGCGATTTGTTTTCTTGTGTGTCTGACTTGGTTTTACCAAACAACAATTTTTTAAACAAGAAGTCTAGTTTCTGTTCGGTGCTGATTGCCATTAGTTGCTAGCCTCCCGGAATTGTAGACTGGTAATACTGTCACCGTCTTCCAGTTTGAATCTTACATATATAAAGTTATTTGTGCTATTGGTGCTGCTTTCTGTGCCAAATGTTACAGTGGTTCTTTGATTGTTTACTGTACTGCCTGTGGACATTACACCACCAATAGCACACCCTAAATCTCCACTGTTTGTACCTGTGTTGTTGTCTCCTGGAATACCAGATCCTGCATATTCGCTGGTTGGATCAATCCATCCATTTGCACTGCTAGTGTTGTCTAATTCCGTGCCAGGCATTGCAACTTGACATCCTGTGATCTTTCCGCTATACTGAATATCAAACTTGCTTACAGTGGTTCTTGCAAATCTAAATGTAAGATACTGCGAGCCGGTTCTTCCTGTGCTTAGATCTGGTCCAACTGGCAAATAAGCTGTGCTGTAATCTGTAGTATCGTGTCTGGCAGCTCCGGCAACCACTGTTGCTTCGTAGGTTTCTAATATAGTGTTTTCGCCGTTCCAGGCGCTGATTGTAGCTCCACTCAGGTCAGGTGTATCTCCTGTACCAGTGCCACTTACTCTAATTGCATTTCCACTTCCGCCGCCAACATTGCTAACCTCTATATTGTCTTCGTCAACAACACCGGTGCTAGCACCCGTCATATACAACACTGTTGCACTTGGATCTAGCGACCCAGTGCCAGTAGCATAGCTGTTTTGTACATTTACACTAGGGCTGCCGTTGCTACTGCCGTGGCCGCTACGTACACTAACACTGGTTGTAACGCTTGCTGATCCTGAAGCTACATATAAATTTCTTGCCAAAGGTGTGGTTATGCTTGCACCAGAGTATGTAACACTGCTAGGAGCACTGAATGCACCCCCGGCACTTCCTGATACAAATGTGTTGCTTGTTGGATACATATCTCCTGACAATCGGTTGACGTCAAAACTAATATCCCAAGTTGTGTTGCTTGTGTAATGCGGAACACTACTGCTATAACTCAAGTCTTCGTTGTCAACAGTAAAAACTGTGTTTGAAATTTGAGGTGTGCCCGGTGAACTAGCATCATAATACCAAACGGCTGTATTTGTATTGCTGGCTTGGTCGTGTTCGATGTAAACTTCGTTCCAGCCAGCACTCACACTACCTGTTGCTTTAGTATCAAAGCTCTGCCAAAAACCTAGTGCATCGCCAGTTTTTGTACCGTAGTCCACATTATCACTGATCACTAAATCGCTAGTATTGCCATTGTTGGAATCATTGTCTAATTGCACAGTGCCGGTGCTGACTCCATTTACATACACACTAACATTGCCTCTATTACCGGGCCCGCTGTCAGATATTGTGTTTGTAGAATAACTTGCACTGCGTCTTACAGTAGACACTGTTGTGCCACCTGCTACACTCGCTCCGCCAGTGTCTGTATTGTCTGTTTGAACGAAATCACACATTCGGTATGTGCTTGTGCTTGATATAGACAAGGTTTGACTGCGTGGAAAATCTCCAGGTGCAGTTGGAACCAACTTGCCGAGTACTTCATTGAGTGTATCTATCGCATCGGTTACTTTGGTAGTGGTTTCGAGTTCTACTGCTACATTCCCACCAAGATCACCGTCTGTGGGCGTGCTTAACACAATGTCCATTCCTGTTAAACTACCAGGTGACAAACTACTAAGACTATTCCAAGCGATATTTCCATTGCCATCTGTGCTGAGTACATAATTTTCAGCACCGCCACCAATGCTGATGTTTGCAGCATCATCACCTAGGTCTAATGTGCCTGTGGTACTTCTAATTTGGTTTGATTGCACAGTTACATTATCAACGTGCAGTGAAGAGGATGGGGTGTCTGTGTTTATGCCAATGCGACCATTGTTTACATCAACATATAATAAATTTGTTTCAAATGCTAAATCAGTGCCTTGTCTTAAGAGATTGCTCTTAAGCATAGCACCACTAATACGGCCAATTGCCATAGTGTTGTTCTCCTACACCACTGTTCTATCCCGGGTGTGCCTGGGTCTGTATTATTATTTATACTGTGATTAATCTACCACAGTACTGTCAAACCCGTGAAGAACCACAACGGTATGAGTGTCTGGCGGAGGACTGGTAAATGTTATAGTTGTGCCTGATATTGTGTAGTTTGTGCCAGATATTTGAAACACGTTTCCTACAAATACTATGATGTTTTCTGCTGCACTAGGTGCTAAACTAAGATCATAATCTGTGGTACTGCCGTCACCTGTAAAAGTGTCTTTGGTGATATTAACAGTGCCTTGTTTGGTAACGTTTTTGAATTCTACACCATTAAAAACTTCTAATACATTGCTGTCAGTGTTGAATCTCAGTGTTCCTGTACCGGGTGTAGGCGGACGTTGTACTGTTGAACCAACAGGAACTACAACGCCGTCTGTGGTTTGTGTTGCCAGTGGCACTTTTATATATCTGCCCATATTACAATCCTATTGTACTGACTGTAACAGTTACAATTCCGTCATTGTTTGCAGATGCAAACAATGCATCACCTGATTCTAAAATAAACCTCTCACTATCAATCACATACGTATTGGTTTGCGTTAGCTCTACTTGATTTAAAACTTGTGTGCCAGAGCCGGCACTTTCACCGCTCGGAATTACATAAAAATCAAAAGCAGTGTCTATGCTGCTTGCTGTATTGCAAAAGTTTACAATAGTAACAGCAGTATCTGCGCTTGCAGTAAACACTGACTGAGGGCTAGTTGTTAAAGTTGTCTGTTGAATTGCCATTTTTTACCTCAAAATACTATACTAAAAGCAATTGCCTTTCTTTTAGTAGTTAATTCATCTTGTCCTAAAGTATTGCTCACATATACACCACTGCCACCGCTGCTCACTGTGTCCGCATAAACAGTAGCATACCCGGCAGCCATACTAGGTGCACTTGCAACCTCTTCTAATCTTACATATGTGTTGAGTATGAGTTTGCCTGTACCATCGGGAACTAATCTAATATCGCCATTTGTTACACTAACAATGTCTTGGCCGTTAACATCTAAATCACCGCCTAGTTGTGGTGACAAATCTTCTACTACATTTTCTAGTCCACTACCGCCAGTGGTGCCGGAAATTGCCAGAAAGTTTACTCCGTCATTGGAAATTTCCCAGCGATCGTCTGATTCGTTGTATCTTAATTTTGCATTTGTAAGATCGCCTCTGTCAACTTCTATGCCTGCTGCAGGTACTCCATCAACAGGATCAGTAGGAGTAATGCCACTTGCACTGCCGCCACCTCTGTTGAGAGTAATAAAGTTGTCTTCGATTAGTGTTTGCTGAACTGTGACTTCTTCGATATTGCCCAGAGTGGTTTGACCTGTGATGGTTACATTGCCGTCTAGTGTAATATTGTCAGCTCTAATAGTTCTTGACATTGTTTTATCCTATTGTATTTGTTTATTTAGCCAAGAGGTAAACTCGTTTATGTCTACTTCGGAGTAGTTTTCGTAGTTGGACCATTCTTTTGGTGTGTCAGTGTACCAGGTTGTTACTCTAGTAAACTTCACACGTGGAAACTCACGCCACACTTTACATATTTGCCCTACCCAGTTTCCGTAGTAGGTAATATCACTGTCCGGAGGACGATAGCATTCGGATCCAGCATACACATTGTTTATTTTGTCATCAGGGCTGGATAGATCAAAGCCAATAAGATAAACTTGATGGTGTTGCTTGCTTGCATATCTCACAGCAATAGGACCCGAACTCCATCCTTTGCAAACATCATCTATTTGTTTTGCGCCACTGCGATGCAACGGCTGTCTAGTGTAGTGCGTGTTTGATTGGCTATAGCCGCTGTGCTGTATTTCTTCACTGATTGGAGGATCGGTACTAATCAGCACATCTGGATAATAGTCTCTGTACAATGCATTACAACCAAACACTGTGCCTGCAGATTTTAATTTTTTAAAATCAATATCCAGTCTGCTGCGGCCATTTCCTAAGGCAAATGCTATCATAATATTATTTACGGACAAAAAGAAAGGCAGTTAAAAAACTGCCCTTCTTGAAGCGTGTAAACTTTCTAAACTATTAAGAGAAGCTTACGTTGCTGATGCTGATTTCACCTAGGTAGTCACCTGCGTTACCCAATGAACTAGCAGTGTTTGTTAGCTCAACATAACCATAACGTGTCATAAAGCCTACTACTGGCTCGAATGTTGATGGATCAAGGATCACACCTGAGCTCATTAGCGGGACATATGGGCAATAGAATGCTGCCGCGTCTGTTTCTGTAGAACCTTTGTAACCAACTAGTACTGGTGTGTTGTCACTTGCATAGCTGTCTACGTATACACGCATAGCGCCATTTAGTGTACCAACAAACTTAGTGTTGGTTGGAGCTTCAAAAGTACCTTCAGTTGTGCGAGCAAATGCACTAGTTGTTGCACTTTGTAGAATAGTTAATGCCTGTGGAGACACAACTGCCCAGTTACCAGCGCCACGACGTGTACGACTAGCAATCTTGTTGGCAACACGGTTAACAAGAATAGCCAGTGTAGCGTGCTCGTCACCAACGTATGTTGGAGTACCAGTGATTGAACTCTGGTCGTATGTTTCTTCAGTTGCTGCTAGAGCACGTAGAGATGCTAGGATCTCTTGGTCAATTTCAGCAGTGATTTCTTGTGCTAGTGCAGCCATTACTTCTGCTTCAACATCTAGACCGTGCATAGCGTTAGCGTCTTGTGCAGCTTCGAATGTCCAACGTGCACTTAGCTTACGTGTCTTGGCTTCGACTGCTTGCTTCAAGATCTGTACGTTGATACGGTTACCTGGCTGACCTTCTAACTGTGCTGTTGGAGCAGCTTTGTCATCTAGTGCACCAGAATATGCAGTAGCAATCTTGAATGGTGACAGTGCTTCGTCACCTGCTGTAACGTCAGTGCCACTTGTGCTGTTTACGCTGTCAGCGTAACGAACACGTAGTGTGTGGATCTGGCTTACAGGACCTTGCATTGGCTGTACACCAACAATTTCGTTTGCAATAACAGTTGGCATTACACGACGGATAACTGGTAGAATCACACGGTTAAGTGTAGCTACGTTACCTGCACTAGTTGCGCCAGCTGTGCTAGCTTCTGCAAGATGCTTCTTAGTATTTTCTAGAATAACAGCCATGCTGTTTTTCTTAGAGCCCTCAAGACCTTCTAGTAGGGCGTCCTTTGTTTCTGTCCAGCGACTTTCAAGTAGTTCGTTTGACATTTTTTTCATCTCCTAATATTTTAGTTTTTATTTTAAACCTGCCAGTCTTTTAATATCGATGATGTTGCCCTTTTCATCGGCCTTGGTGGCAGTCCCTTTATTGCCAGTTACTTCTTTGGTAGACTCTGTTAGTGTTTGTGAAACACTAACTTTGCTTTCCTTTAGAACTGCTGGCAAATACTTTTCGAATGCACTATCTAGTTTGTTGGTTGCAACGTTTTCTAACAAACTTTCCATAATAGCTGCTTTCTCTTTGTTCAATGATTTTAGTAGTGTACCCATCTTTTTGGTTCTTTGTACACTTTCATTGATAACGTTTATCTCTTGCACCTTGCTTTCGACCAGTGATTCGGTTTGTGCAATTTTTTCTTCTGCTTCTGCAAGTTGTGATTCTTTTTCACTGATGGCATCCATCAGCTTTTTGATCTCAACATTTTCGCTTAGGTAACTTGTACCAAACTCTGCAGCAAATGCTTCAAAAATCTTGCGTCCAAAGTTGTTTTCTTTAGCAAGCTGGATATCTTCTTTTAGCTGTGTAATCTCTGAAGTTAGATTATTAGCAACTGTTTCCTGAACCATTTTGGCACTACGAGCAATAAAGCTTTTCTTGAGTTGTTCTAGTTTGTCTTTGGCTTCGGCTACTAGACGAACTCTTGTTTCAACTAATTCTTTTTTGTCTGTGGCAAATTCTTGAATTTCTTCTGCAAGATTTTCTACTACAAACTGTTCTAGTTTTGTGATTTTTTCTTGCTGTGCTTTACGATCTTCATGTAGTTCACGGATCTCTTCACTTAGCTTTTGTGTTAGAAAAGTTTCAAAGGTTTGTGCAACTTTTGCAAGTTGCTCTTTGGTACTAACACGATCTTCTGCAATTGCACGTTTTTCTTGTGCAATTTCATTGATTTCTTTGGCCAGTGATTCAGTTACCATTTTATCTAATGCTTCAACCATTACACTCTTGTCATGCTCATAGCGACGAGCAAACTCTTCGCGAAGTTCTGTGCGAATTTCTTCTCGAGTTTCGTTTATCTTAGCATCCCAAGCTTCGCTGATTTCTCTGCGAGTTTCTTCGTTTACTAAGTCACTATCTAGCAATGGTTTGATAGCATCTAGCATGTTTATCTCCCGATTTTTAATTCCTTGATAAGACGAGTCACTTCGTCTTTCAAGTATTTTTGTACTTTTGGATTGTATTGCGCTTCTTTAGCAACCTCAAGTACACCATGACCGCCACGCATGTTCATCAGTCCTTCATACACTGCTGTTGGATACGCATTTGGAGCACTTGGTTGTGCTACAATATCAACAGTGATCATTTCAAACCCTCGAACTTGCCCGGTAGTGTCATCCACTTCGCCACTGCCTCTTGAACTCACGCCAAGAAGCACACCGGCATCTAACATAGTTTTTACTAGTTGGCCCATTGGAGTAGGCAAAATCTTTAGTTTGCCATAGCCATTTGGACCATCCATCCACATGCTTTGTATCATATGGCTAACACGATCTAAATTAATTTTCAAATCATCTGGATGGTCTACTTCACCTAGCACACTCTGTCCTTTTTGCACTTGCTCATTAATAGTTTTAACAGCACGTTCAATTTCTTCTACAGGGTATACTCTGCGATTTGCATTCTCTACGCCACCTTGAATGCAAATGCCTTTCATGTAAAGGTCCTTGCCTTCGTTGGTCGATTCAACAACAATTTGCGCTTCGTTGAATGTTAGGTTTTCACGTAAGTAATGCATCAACTAGTTTCCTATTACTTTACTTCTTTCATATCTGCTTCTGTTGAAGCATCTGTCATTTTTTCACTGCTTGGTGCTTCACGACCTGATTCTTCACCGCCTTTTGCTGGCATGTCTGCAGGATCTTTGTCTGTTTCTGGAGCACCTTTGTCGGCTACTGGACTGTGATCATTGTCAGCTGATGGCATTGAAGGTGCTGGCGCTTTTTCATCATACTCACGCACAATACCTTCTGGCATTTCTTCTTCTGTTTCTTCGTCAGCTTCCATATCCATTAGCTTGTCGAATTCTGCTTTCAGCTCGTCTAGTGCTGATTCCAAGTCGTCTACACGATCGTCAATTTCTTCGTGCTCGCCTTCGTGATCATCTAGCTCGCCGTCGTTGTTCATATCATACATTTCGTCTTCGGCTTCTTCACTGTCTGCTTCTGCACCTGGCATTTCCATTTCTTCGTCGTCATCTTCTTCGCTGACTTCGTCGGCTTGGATATCAGCAATCAAGTCGTCAGTTTCGTCAGTATAGATATTCTCTTCTACTGTTTCGCTGTCCTCGTCGGCTTCTTCAGCTTCTTCTAGATCAGCTGTTTCATCGTCGATGATGTTTTCGTAGATTTCTCTGCTTTTTTCCACAACAATTTCGTGAAAAAGATTTTGAGCTTTGTCTTCTTCTGAATTGACAATGTGCTCAATCAATTGTTCAAATTTGTTAGCCATTTTATAAATCTCCTATACGGGTAATATTGTATAGTATTATTTAATAAATGTTACAATCAAAAGGCAAAAAAGGTAGGATTTTGAACCATTTATACGGAAAGGCCGGAAAAATTGTAATATTTTTCCAGTTTTTAGAGGCTATCAGTATCAGCAGCTTGGCTATACTGTTGTTGAACTAACTTTTGCTTTTCAGCAAGTTCGTAGTTTCGACTGTCTCTCGCTCTACGAATTTTATTTAGTTGTTCAAAGGTGAGTTTACTGGTGCGCAAGTCATTAATTGCTTTTACACTCTGATCTTGCTCTTCGTCGTGCAATGGTTCTGCAATTTCAACTTTGTCAGCAAACTCTGTTAACAACATACTAGTATTTATCTTTTATTCTTCATCTGTGGCGTCTGGTTCTTCTGGAGTTTCTACATCGCCTGCAATATCGTCTATGTCTGCATCACCTTCACCAGTGTCCAGATCTAGATCCCCAAGGTCAGCAGTGCCCAAGTCACTGTCCAAACTGCCTGGTGTAACACCTGCACTTCTTAGATCAGTTTGACCTGCACCCGGAGTGCTGGCGTTTCCAGTTTCTTCTCTCCACAATTCTTCATTTTCCAACATTTCTGCTTCAGACAGACCAAGGAAACGCTTCATCATAAAACGCTTGCTGAGATAAGGAGTTCCTTCTAGCTGTGTAAATGCACTAATGCGACCACTGTCCAGTTCTTGCTGTCGATAAGCAGCAAAGTTTTGAGGATCGTTGAACTTGATGTCGAACAAGCTGTTGTCTATGTTGAACCCACGCCAAGCCAAAAACACTTTGAATTCCCTGTCCAGTGTATCTTCCAGCATACGCTGTAGTCGTTTGCAATATTCGTTGAATCTGTGTTCCTGAATAAGTGCAGTGCCTACTCTGCCGTCTGTGTAGCTACCGCTGGTGTCATCAAATCCAGTGGGCAAATAACTGCTAGGGATTCTCAATCCTCTAAACATTTTGTTGGTAAAAAACTTCAAATCATCAATTTCACCAAGATTGGTGCCGCCTGGCAAGGTTTCTACTTTTGATCCACGACCTTCTGCTGTTTGAGGGAAAAAGTAATCTTCGTTTTGACTCAGTGGATTGTAGGTGCTGTCGACTACATTTTGCCCACCACCGGTTTGTGTGGGTATGCGTCTTTGATGTATTTCGTTTTTGACTCGCTCTACAAAACTCATAGCCATATGCGGTGGCATACTGCCTACGTCGATATAAAACACACGTCTTTCTGGTGCACGACTGATACGATAGATGATGATAGCATCTTCCAACAACTCTTTTTGTTTGTACACCTTGAAGATGTTTTCCAACACACTGGTACCAAACGGCCAATTTGGATCTAAACCTTCTGTGAGGCTTAGATGTACTATGTGCTGACCTTCGATGGCTTTTTCGTCTTGTGTGTTGCTGAATCTACTGCCTGTGTTTTGTGGATAGTTGCTTTGTATGTTTGCCCCTTCGCCGCCAGCTGGACTGGTATTCCAGTCGGTTTGATTAGGCAATTGTGTGGCTGTTAGATTTTCAAAGTTTACATTTACATTTTTTAGCATGTACTGCTCGGGTTTTTTGCCTTCGCTTTCGTTTACAATCACTTTTACAACATCTTTGGGTTCAACCCAGTAAAGTTCAAATGTTTCTGGATCTCGCAAAAACACCTGATCACCGTATTTCAGTGTGTTGCGAAACATTTTAAACACACGCTGATTCATTTTATTCAGCTTGCACCAAGCATTCAGCTGTTCTGTGATAATGCTGATTTCTGTGTCACTGGCTTGATCATTGTAGTGTATCTCAAAAGGCAACTGGTTAATTTCATCGGTTTGTGTGCAAAATTCTGCAAGTATGTCCAGTGCGGCATTTACTTCGCTGTCTAAATCCATTGCTTCGTACTGATTGTATCTATCCACACGATTGGGATGTCCGCTGTATACTTCAGGCAAAGGTGTGCTGTAGTTGCCAAACCCAGGAGTGGTGGGTGTTCCGTTGTCCATTCCTGCATTGCCAGGAATAGCACTATACTGCCCTGTGGTGTTTGTGGTTTTAAAATGTTTGCGCCAAGCCATTGTAAGATCCGTTGGTTTTTTATATTATACTATTTATAGCGGTAGAGTGCAACCGTTAATATGAATTTTGCAGTTGTCTAGAACTGTTTGTTCTTACAGCTTTGAGTTCTGCAACCATTTCCTGTAATTTTTGTGTCTGAACCTTTAGCTCAGCAGTGAGATTTTTGTAGTCTTGTTGCTCGTTGGCTTGAACACCGCCTTGCTGTATTTGTTGAATCTGCGAGTTGGTTGTGCCTTGCAATTGTTCAAGTCGTTGTATTTCACTTGCTAGCGCACTTTGAATCTGTGATGTGTCAATAGAAATTCGGTCTCCTTGAAAAGGTACAAAATCTATTCTTGGCATTGGTAATTGTGCTGAACTAATTTGATTATAATTTTCTGTGGCAGCTCTCAGCTTGTCAGTCAATGTACCCATTTGTGTTTCTTCTGCGGTAGTTAACGGTCTGTCTTGTTGAACTTGCTGTAAATCCTGTATGCGTAGTGTAATGTCACCTATTTCGTCGGCTCTATCAATGCTAGCTTGAGCTTGTACCTTTTGTATTTCCCTTAAAAGTGCTTGTTGTTGGTTTATATCATTTGCTAGATCATCTGATACATTAAAATTTCCAAAAGCATCAGATATTTTGTTTAAAGATGTATCAAGAATGCTGCCTAGACTAGTATCTGCGTTTCTTTTTGTTCGTGCTAGCGTATTGAGCGCATCCTGTACTTGTTCTTCAGACAATAATTCACCTCTCTCTAGCTGTGCTTGCATCAGTTGCTGTCTTGCACCTCCTGCAGTAAAACTTTGTCCTGGCAATAGGGTACTTGCTGTGTCTCTTACAACTTGATCTACAACACTTTCTGGCCGGTTTACACTGCCTATAGTTTGATTCAGCAAATCCGTGTTTTGGGTGAGATTTTTAAACTGTGCATTTAGATCAAACACTGCTTGCTCGACACTGTCAAATGCAGTGTTGATTCCTGCGGCACCTAATTTTAAACCTTGATTTATCACTTCTTCTTCTATGGTTCTGGCTGCTTCGTTCATTCTTTCTCGGAATGTTGCTACAATATCACCTAGATCGTCGCCGCCTTGCGCAGCCTGTCTGCGTTCTTCGTTGATTGTGGTTACTAAACCTTCTAACGATCCTGCTTGGTCTAGTCTGCGGAAAAACTCTGTGAGACCTCCATTTACATTGGCTGTGGTTGTTACCAACTCACTTTGCACACCCAGCAGTGCCATTTGTCCCATTTGTGCACTGCTTTCGACTCCTGCTAGCACACCAGGAGCACTCGAACGCAACTGATCTTCGAAAAATCGCATAGCTTCGCTAGGATCCATACCTTGGCGTATTCTGCGTGCGGCTTCCACTACCAAACTGCCTGCTTCTTGATTGGCAGCCATTACTATGTTATTACTGCGTGTACTGACTTGTCCAAATGCCAGTGCTTCTTGAAACACACTTTCAAATTCTGGACCCATTCTTCTAGCAATGGTTCTAAATGCGGCTGCGTTTTGCGAAAAGCCTTGAATATTATCGCCAAATCTAGCCAGTGTGCTGGCATATTCAGACTGAATACGCATTTGTTCTTGTTCTTGTTTGAGTCGATCAATGTCCTCACCGGTGAGTTTGCTGAGATCGCTGAGGTTTTTGGCAAACTCAACTGCACCTTGGCTGGCTTGCTCTGTGCTCATCAAACTGAGTCTGCCTGCGTATCTCTGCTGTGCTAAAAATTCTGCTGTGATATCACCCAACTGTTCTGCATTTACACCCATCAACAGCAGTGCTCGTCTGTCTCTTGCTTCTACATTGCTGACCACTTCGCCTAGGATTCGTGCACCGCTGCTGACCGTACCACCGATGGCTGCCAGTTGCGGACTGCTTCGACGAATCACATTGGTAAATTGTGTTAAACTCATTCTACTGGCAGTGGCAGTGTCTTTGAGCTGCATTAGTTGCCCGCCAAATGTAGCACCTACTTCTGCAACCTGGTCAAAACTGTCCGCAATATTGTCAAACTGTGCTAGAGCAAAACCAGCAATTGCTGTGCTGGCCATTACTGCTGTGTCGGCTAGTTTGCCTAGGCCTCTGCCCACAAACGGAATAGTACTAGCAAGACCATTGAACGCACTGCCCACAGTGTTGCTGGCTGTTTCAAAAATACCACTCAACATACTGAAACTGTCGCCACCTTGTAGGATATTTCCTGCTAGATCTTGTGTGGCTGCTGTGAGATTGAGTGCGTGATCTTTGGCAGCATTGCCAAATTTAGTCAGGCTGGTGTTGCTTTTGTCTAGCTCGTTGTAGAAGTCTTCTATCTGCTGATTGGCCTTTTCTACAGCTTGTGTGTTTTGTTTTTGTGCAGAAGTATTTTTGGCTTTTTCCTGACGAGCACCAGGATCTGATTTTTGCCCACTGAACTTTTCAAAGACCTCCAGCATTCTCTGCATGGTTGCTTCACTGGCAGCATTTTGCAAAATCACGTCTTGCCCGCCTAGTTCTTGCGGTAATCGTACTTTTACTTCTTCGGCCATGCATTTTCCTTGATATAAATATGGGTATAATCTATTTATCCGGAGAAAATCAATGAATTCTAACAATCCACTGGCAGGTCATTTTAGGCAGCCAGCTCTATACATGAGTCTGCCCAGCAAAGGCATGTTTTGGCCAGAGGGCAGTTTAGAAATGCCACTCAACGGCGAAATACCAATTTATCCAATGACTGCCAAAGACGAAATAACTCTCAAAACACCAGATGCACTGCTCAACGGTAGTAGCACTGTGCAGGTTATTCAAAGTTGCGTGCCAAACATCAAGGATGCATGGCGCATGCCCACAGTAGACTTGGATGCAGTGCTGATAGCAATACGTATTGCCAGCTATGGAGAAGAATTAAATTTCACCACTGGTTGCCCAGAATGCAAAGAAACCAACGAGTACGCAATTGATCTAAGAACAGTTAACGATAGTACAACAGAGGTAAACTGGGATACTCCAATACACTGTGGAGAATTACAAATATTTCTCAAACCGCAGGATTACTATAATTTCAACCAGGGCAATATAGAAACATTCGAAGAACAAAAATTGTTGGTGCTGGCAAATCAAAGCGACATCACCGAAGAACAAAGATTTCAGCAGTTTACTCAAATATTTCATAGACTCACAGACATGACTGTTAAGAATATTGTGAGCAGCATAGCAAGAATACAGTTGCCAGCTGGCAGCACTGTGGACAACGCAGACTATATTGCAGAGTTTATAGAAAATGCAGACAGAAAAGTCTACAGTGCAGTAAGTGAACGCATTCAAGAAATCAAAGCATTAGTAGGTACAAAGCCACTGGAAATCACCTGTGCTGATTGCAATCACCAATATACAGCACCACTTACACTGGAACAGAGCAATTTTTTCGGCTAAGGCTTTTGTCTCTAGATAATGCTAGCATTGTACAGATGTTGGAAGACTACGATAAAGAAACAAAAGCCTTGAAGTCAGAATTGTTTAAACTTTGTTGGTATATGCGTGGTGGTTTGAGTTATGATCAAGCATTAGAGCTAGGATCACAAGAAAGAGAAATTGTAGCAGAATTGATCAAAGAGAATTTAGATGTTACCAAGAAAACTGGACAACCATTTTTTTAGTAGTACTGAGAGATGTCTATAGACATCTAAATGCTTCGCTATAGCTCGCATTTATTTTTAGCATCTAAGAGCGAAGCGACTTGTAGTTTCAGCTAGACTTTGAAGCCATACTTCACCCGCACAGGGCAAAGTACGGTAATAGCTTCAGCTGAGCGTATCCACCATTTCAAACAAAGGACTTTAAAATGTGTTATAAACAAAGCATCTAGTATACTGATGCGTTCTTTATAATACACTTCGCGGAGGCGGTTGACCTGTACCCCCTAGTTCCAGCTTCACATATCAACGGAGCCCTACACATCCATGTTTGTCTAAATGTGTGAGAGCTGACGGTTGCTTTTTCTCATTGCCGTCATCATTTATGCCTGAAGTTAGCACTTGTCTTCCAACTTACTACTCTTCACTGTCCTTTTAAAAAGGTACAGATGCCGCAGTAGGTCGAGCCGCCCCGACCAAACAGTGTTGGTATATTGCCTGATGTTTTATTTACAGAGTTCTTTTACTTGTGCCTGATTATGTTGCCAAAAGTCGTCATACTCATAAAACCGCCAGATGCGATTATTGTGACTATGGTAGGTAAGATATGTTGATGCCTTGAGTTGATGTTTTTCTTCTACTGCTATGTATTTGCCTTTACGGTTAAATTTCATTATTAAGATATTGAAGTCACCGTCGTCTTCAACATCTAGCAGTTGTTCCAGCCATTCATCTAGTACACGACAGTAGCTTGACCACAGTTGATGGAACGGAAAGTCCTGATAGAATTTGCATTCTGCATTGAATTTAGGAAAGCTTTCACCTGGAACAATGTCTCCTTTGAAGGCACGAACTTGGCCTTCGTGGAGCATTTCTTTACGACTGGAATTGCTGCCGCCGACATATGCTCCGGAACCGGGCGCTCGAATAAATGTCTCACTGTATATATCTGAAAGATGTTTTGCGACATCACGTTCCCAACCGGAACCTTTTGCTTTTTGTGTACTTGGCATTATACGATTTTATCTGCTAGTCTATTAATGATTTTAAGTTCTTCTCTTACTCGGGGTTGCGGATAACCTAGTTCTACACTTAGTTCGTGTAGTTCTATTCTTCTACGCAAACGTTCTTTAAGTGTAAGATTTGCATTCTTTTTACTTATCCAGTTCCAGCCAGTGCCAGAATAAATTTCTGATTTTGATTTATCATATTCGTAAATTTCTAATTGCTTAATCATTTCCGGATGCATAATCGGAGTGTCCTCGATAAGATGCATAGTAGTTCCCCATCTTATCATTTCGATAACACCTTGCTTTGTGTATTTTGCATATTTGTACAAGCCTTTTATATTATCATGATGATCTTCAAGTGTTTCAGTTGGATAACCAGTAATCATTAGCCAGATGTTATTAATTCCCCAGTAGCTACACTGCTTTATATGATATTCAATATCATCGTTTGAGAAATATTTTAACATATGATCTCTTACTGGTTCTGCAAAACTTTCAATACCGATAGTTAGTTGCTTGCAACCACCATAATACATGGCTTCGTAGTGCTTTTCCGGCATATGTTTTTTTGGACGAACAATTGCTTGTCCTATATAAGATATTGGTTTTAAATCTGGATTTTTTTCTTTATTTTCGGCCAGTAAACAATTTAGTTTATAAAAATTACTAATACTTCCGTTGATTAAACTATCGGTAAAGTCAAAAAAAGTAATTCCTAGCTCGTAGTAATGTTTTTTAATTTCTTCAACAATATTTTCAGCACTACGATATCTAAATTTTGGCCAAATATTTTGTATATCGCAAAACGTACAAACTCGTACACATCCTCTGGATCCAGTTATGTAAACTTTTTTATCTTGATATCTGTCTAACTCAAAGTTAGAATAATCAGGAGTAGGAAAATCGTTTAGATCTTTTTCCTCTACATTATTTCTGTTGTTTATACCAGGAGCAATAAAATTTTCATTAAGGATATTAATAAAAGCTGGTTCGCCGTCGCCGTATACAACATAATTTACTAGCTTGTTATCTAAAGCAAACTGGTCTAAGTTTGTACTTGTCCCCGGGATTCTACTAATACATCCATTACCGCCAATAACCACTTTAATATTATTTTGTAACTTGTCTTTTTGGTATTGAAATATTTCTACAGCAATCTTAATGCTCCAATAACTAAACACACTTATACAAAGTAAGTCAGCATTATGAGATAAAACATAATCATCCCAACACTTTAATAAAATAGACAACAACTCGTCACTTATTTCTGGAATTATTTCAGTTAACCAGTTATCAAGTTCTAAAATTTGATTTTCGTTTAAAGATTCGTATAATATTTTATTATAGTCAACAATTGTAGGATTCCAGCCTTGATCCTTGCAGACACCTGAAAGGATACCTAATGCTGCCGGAGGAGCAAGGTAATCAGTTTTAGGCAAATTAACAAGTAATGCAGTTTTCACTTTAGTTTTCTTTTTATATCATTTACTATATCAGTATAGTTTACATCCACACCAATAAAGTTGTCAACTAAGTTTATATCCATTTTTTGACTTAAAAAATAGACTTTTTTGTGCTCGACTATTTTTTTAAAATACTGTTCTAAGTAATTAGTGTTTACGTTAAGTTCTAACATATGATCGTATTGACTTATATTTACTAAACTATAGTCCACTAAGTGATGATTAAATCTAATTAAAGGCTTTATTTTCCACGGTTCAAAAAATATTTTAACATTGCTTTGATTTTGTGCTTTAAAGTAAAAATTGTTTTTATACTTTTTAGTAGATACAACTTGGTTATTGATTTCAACGCGAAGCATTGATATAGACGGTTCGTAAACACTCACAATCAAATAATCTTTTATTTTATTTGAATTTCTTTTTTCCATTGTGATCTTTTCACAGTAGTCTTTTTTAAAATCCCACAGGTCCTTTTACAAGTATAAAATGGTGTTGTATCTAGTTTCTCTTTATAAACAGTTAATAATTCATCAGCTGAATATTTTTTTACATCTTTGTCGTGGTGATTTTTCGAAGCGTGTGCTTCTGATAAGTGACAACAAGGCCATACATTTTTATTGCTGTCTAAATATAGACTGTTGTCTCTTTCTTTTTCGCAGATTATATTAGTAATGTTGTTGTAATCAATAGACAGGTATTCTTCTGCCGGAAACACACCTATAATATTTGGGTCATACATGTCCCATCGATCTGTTAGCTTGGTTCTAAACCAAGTAAATCCTAATTGTTTTGCCAACGATAAACAATTGTCGATTTGATGTTTGTTGTGTTCAAAAATTAACATATCCCAATGTGCTTTTCCACCTGCATTTATATAAGAAGACACATTAGCAATAAGCTTTCGCCAATTTACATTTCTTCTATACAAGTGGTTAGTATCTTCCAGCCCATCAATGGAAAAGACTGTATAATCATAAATTCCGTTCAATGAACCCGCTAAATCGGCCCACCATTGCTCAGATCTAAGTCCTCCATTGGAATTTAAACCAATTACACAATTGTTGTTGTGTTGCTTGATGTAATTAATAATAGGAATAAGATCAGTACAAGAAGCCGGGTCGCCTAGACTACCTATAATAGTAACTTTTTTTAGATTGTTAATTAACTCCAACGAGATATGGCTTTTAACCCAGTCTAATGTAATGCTATTAATTATTAGATCTGGGTTAATTTTTTTACCGTTGACATTTCTGGGACACATTGGGCAATCTGCATTACATGCATTACTAGCCTCAATGTGTAGCTCAAAAATATCACAAGGAAGCAATTACTTTCCTTCCATGTCGTTTTTCTTAGCTTGAATCTCAGCACGACGAGTTTTGGCTAGTTTGCCTAATTCGCCTAGTGCTTTACGAGCACGTGTTGCAGCTGCTTTAACGCCTTTTTCTTCAAACTTTTCGTTCTCTTCTAGGTATGCTTCAAATTGTTCTACAATTTGTTCGTGTATAGTCATTTAGGATCTCCTTAAAAATGATCGGACTAATTTAAGTTATATTATACAGTGATAAGTTTAACAAAGTTAGTTCAAACATAGTAAACATGTTTTTTAGATTTACTAGTGTTTGTGCATATTATATAGCTAATAGATAAACTTCAGATTTAATTTTTGACTAATAATCAAAAATTGAAATATGTTAATTTGTCAACCACCCTACTGCGTATTCTTGATTTACTAGATCACAATTGCATTTCTGTTCGCACTCAACCCAAGCTTTGGAATCGTTGTCAAATGTGTTAAACAAATAATTCCACACTGGGTCGCCCATTACTTCGTCTATTCTACGGATTTTTAAATTAAGTTTATCTCTGTAAACTTGGTGAAAACTATCCACAAAACGAATTGATTTTCTATCGGTTGCAATGGTATCATAAGGATAGCTTACCCAACTACAAGGATGTAAAACTCCATCGGCACTAACATACAATCCTCTATTACCTATGCTGCACATCGGCGTAATATAAGAATTATGTTTTTTCTTTACATTTTTAAACTGTTGTAAATTGTATGATAGATATTCTTTATTATCAATATCCCTATCACTTAATTTATAAAAATATCTTTCATATCGATGCGTAGGGCTTATATATTCGCTACGTGGTTCTAATGAATCATTTTTGCCACCATATGCTTCACTATATTTACTTCCAAATTTTGTACTATAGGTAAGTTGTAGTCCGTCGCATCCCTTCGTAGTTGCAAGCTGTTTAATGTAATCAAGTTTATCCTGGTTGAAATTGAAAACAATACTAGCCCAATTTACAAAGGCTTTACTTTCGTTACACATAATATCCATGCCTTGCATAATACTGTCCCAATCACTGCCGATGCGATACAGATTGTTACTATAGTTGTCGAAGCCGTCTATACTAAAGTTTACAGTGTCGTATTTGTTGCTTAGTTTAGCAAAGTCTCTCCACCAGTCCGACTTCCGGTAGCTACCGTTGGTGATTGTAAACAAATGTAGTTTATGATTGTGTGTCTTAAGGTAGTCGACAATTTCTAAGTATTGACTAGCATAAATAGGATCACCAATGTCGCCGCACATAGTAATCCTTTTCACTTCTTTTTTTAGCATATCAGGCGAAAACAAGTCTTGAAAAAACTTTAGGTCTAGTTCTTTGTTAATCCACGGAACTGGTTGAGCATCATTGCGTGGACATCTAGGACATTTCAACGTACATTTGCCACTTACTTCAAAATGCCAATGGTATAATTGCCAATAATCAGTCATGGAGAAATCTCTATCAACTTAATACTGTTATCAAACAGCACTGAACAAATTTTTTGTGCAACAAAATCTGCTTGCAAGTGTTTATTTTTGTAGATATCTTGATATCTATCTTTGTGTTTTTTATATCTATTTTGATTAAAATTTGTTTTAGTAAGGCCTAACTGAACTTCAAGAATATTAGTATTTGGATATTCTATACGAATCATTTCTGAAAAATTATGCAAACTTATCTTAGTCAAACTATAAGCTAGATCATCAGGCCAATACCTTTTATTATTAGTACTTGTAATGTTTACTATTTTACATTTAGGATTTTTTGATAATGCGTGATGTGTAAGCATCATAGGAGAAATTAAATTAGTATGCATTATGTTTTTTATTTCGTTTAATTTATGATTGCAGAAATCAATCTTGCCCCCTTCGTCTGTGCCGGCACAGTTGATTAAAATATCACAGTATTGTAAGTTAAAATTAATAACTTGATCCAAATCAGACAGATTTAATATTTGCCTGTTTAGTGAGGTGATATTATGGTTAGGTTTTAGCAAATAAGACAATTCTTTGCCTATTCCGCTAGATGTTCCTGTTATTGCAATATTCATATTACTTCGATATCTGTATTGTAAGATGTGAATCCGTTTTCTTTTATTACTTTCAGTATATTGTGTACCCTAGTAGCCAAGTCTTCCTTGTGCGAAACCAGCCATACACTTTTGTTTCTTTCCCTGCTCATCTGTTTGAGCACACTGAGCGCATTATCAGTACCGTTGGAATCTAAACCATTGTCCATTAATTCGTCAACAAACAACAAGTTAATGCTTTGATATAAATGTTCCCAAACATCTCTAAAACTCCAACTTAGCGATAAAATTAATCTAGTTCTTTCTCCACGACTGAGATTATCAAAATCAAGTTGTCTGCCTAGTTCTGCAATTTCTACGCTGAGATCATTTTTAAATTCTACGTTGTGCGGCAATCCCAATTTATCCAAGTACATATCTAATCTGCTGTTTAAAAAGCTAATGTTTTGATCAATGATACGTTTGCGTATAAAACTATCTTTGTTAGTGAGCAGCTTGTATAGGAAATCTTGATGATCCTTTATCTTGGACAGTCTGTTTAATTCATTGTAGTTTACTTGTTCAATAGCATTGGTTTTCATTTCTTTGATTTGATCAAAGTAAGGATCTGTTTGTTGTATGGTTTTTTCTAACTCTGATGCTAATTGTTCTACACTTGTTCTGTGATTGTAGGCATCGTTAACATCTGTGTAAAAAACCTCTGGTTTGTCAATTTCAACTGTTTCGCTTAATATTTTTGTGTGCTCGTCTCTTTGTGATTCGGCTGACAAAATATTCAGTGCAGTTTCTTGCAGTAAATCTTGTTTTTCCTTTAGAATTTTTTCGTGTGTATTATCATGCAATTGCTGACCGCATGCATAGCAGGTGTGCGATTCTAAATCAGTAATTTCTTTTTTGAGTGTTTCTAGTAGCTTGTTTTGTTTTGTTATGTCGCGATTTATGCTGTCGATCCACTGTTGTGCAGTTGATTTCTTAACAACTGCTTCGTTGTATTCTACTAGTTTTGCGTGTGATTGTAGTTCGATTTCAATATCCACGTGTGACAATTCTTGAATTGCTTTTGTTAATTCATCTATACTATTTTGATGATTCTTTTGCCATAGTGCTTGTCTACGTTGTAAATTCTCAATCTGTTCTTCGATTCTTTTGTTTGCATCAAGTACACTTTTAATTCTGTATTCTTCCTGTTGGATTTGATCGCGTGTGACTTTTGTTTGTTCCTTGAGACTATCTGCTTTTTCGCTGAGCTGTGTTATGCCTAACAATTGTTCAATAATATTTCTTTGATCGTTTGAACGCATGCTTAAAAACGGTTCAGTGTATGTGTTCAAAGCAATCACGTGTTTGAACATGTCATGGCTCATCTGCAAGATTTGCTCAATTTCTGCCTGTGTTTCTCTGCTGTCGCCTTGGCTGTTGTCGTCCTCTGCTTGCTTTTCGCAGTCATTAATGTACAGTTTCAACAGATTAGGCTTTCTGCCTCGTTCAATACGATAGCCAGTACCACTGCACTCAAAATCAATGGTAACTAACATATGTTTTCCGTTGGTTTTATTAATCAAATTGTCTTTGCGAATATTAGTTAGAGCACTGCCAAAAAGTCCATAGCTGAGTGCATTGATAATAGTGGTTTTACCTGTGCCGTTTCTACTGCCAGTGTCGCCGCTGCCAGTGTCTAAATTCTCGCCCAGCACTAAAGTTAGATCTTCTCTATTGAAATCTATAGCCTGTGTCTGGTTGCCAACACTCATAAAGTTTTTAACAGTAAGATTGTTAATTTTTAACATATTCTCTCAGTATTTTTTCTAGTCGTTGTAGCTCTAAGTTTTGTAAATTTTTTAATGTTTGGAAATTTTCTTCAATAGTTGATTCAATACTTTTAATATCTTGTTTAATTTTAGCAATTGGCCGATTTGTGAATTTTTTTACAGATTCGCAAACAGCAAAGAATCTTAATTCATGATCTGAGATTTCATCGTACGACTCATCAATGATATTACTGTATGTTGTAAAACCTTTTGTCTTTAACATTTTCAAAGTGCCAGGTGCTCCGATGATAATAAATGGTCTTTTGCTAGAAATGGGTCTTAATGTTTTTTCTGAAATAAAAGGATATGGATAATCAAACACAGTTTCTGTTACAATGTCAACTCCAAATTCATTATAAAATTCCGCTTGATAATGAGTAGATTTATCATTGGGCTTGCCCGGAATAACCGAGCTTACTACATTTTGGATCACTGGCGTTTGATCAATTGTACTTGATAACTTATCATTGACTCTAGTGAAAGGATCAATAGTAAGGACAGATTTGTATAACATTACTTTTCTTGTGCTCTAACACTGACTTCAATTTTATCTAGCAAATTATTTTTAACCAAATAGTTATAAAATGCAAATCTATGACTGCGCGGTGCACCCATCATTGATAATCCTTGATATTTAATTTTGTTAATATTAATATCAATATCTTTGTATGCATTGGGTTTGGTATCATATACTGGTTTTTCGATAAATGTTTCAAATATTAACGGTCTATCATTCTTGTCATGATTGGCTAATATTTTGTCTATTTCTTTGCTTATGCCAAAATGACCAGAAAAAAATACAAAAACACTAAGCGGAATGTCTAAAGTTTTTGCAATACTAAAAAAGTTATACAAAATTAAACCATATTTTAGTATATCCTTTTTGTAATAATCTGTATCAAAATGTTCAATTATGATCTTTTCGTTTCGATCAAATGTTTGTTTTTTTAAATTGCTTAATTTTTCGTATAAAACATCGTAGTTGTGGTCAAATTGCAGGAAGTTTATAAATTCTAATATTTTAAAATGTTTACTTAATAATGTGCAAAATTGTTCTGGAATATGATTACTTAGATTGTTTTTGTTTGCAGTGTTCATAAGTTCTGATACAACTCCATTAAAATTTTAGGATCGTAAAAATCGCTCTCTACCTGTTTAAGTTCTGTGCTGACAATTTGATCTACACTCTCAAAGCTAATTTCGCCTGAATACTCTTTGTCGTGCTCTTGTTTTTTGATAGGTATCAGGTGTAGATCTCTCAGATTGTAGTTGTCGACAAATGTTTCTTTGATAAATCCTGCTTCTTCGTAGCTGATATCAATGTCTAGATCGACCCTACAATACATTTTTTCTGATAGCAAGCGATCAGCACCACCTTCTTCTAACAGCTGGCTTAGTTTGTATTTGCGATACTTGGGTGCACCTGGCCAGGGAATAAATGTAGGCCCATTGTGCCAGTCTAGAATCATTAGTCCTCTGTCATCGTCGTGTGCATCTGCGTAATTGTGCGGAAAGCAGTTGCCCATATATGTGATGTTGCCCTGCGTTTGGCGCTTGTGAAAGTGCCCACTGTACACGTGCTCCACACCAACTAAGTCCTTTGAACTGGCTTCGCCGTGATCTGGCATTTGCACCATTGCATTCATATAAAAGTGCGGCAGTTCAAAATGACCGAACATATACTTTGCATCGATCTTTTTTAACTTTTTGTGATCGTCGCCAACCAGCCAAGGCACAATGCTAACATCACCTTCTTTGAAAAAATCGTTGACAATTTCTATGCCTTTGATGTTTCTTGCCCACTCTGCGCTTTGAATATCGCGTTTGTCGCGATAGTACAAATCGTGATTGCCTGGAATAAAGAAAAATTGTCCAAATCCGTTGGCCAATTGCTCTAGTGCTTGCAGACTGTAGTTGAGTGTGGCAATGTTGATGCTGGCTCGATGATGGTGCCAGTCGCCCAAAAACATACCAGTGTCGCAGTTGTGTGCTTTGGCAGTAGCAATAGCCCATTCCACAAAGTCCAAACAGTCTTGGTTATGTGAATGACTGTTGCTTTTGTTGCCGAAGTGTATGTCTGTGAAAATTGCTGCTCGATTGAACAGATTACTCATCGTTGTGGCCTTCTGCTTCGTTGAATCTAGCTAGACCTACAGCGTGTTCGTGCGCCGCCTGTCTAGTGTAACTGGGATTATAATCATTCATTTCTAGAATGTCATCACGAATGTTTTGATTTTTCTTTTCAATGTTTAGCACTCTAGTAAAACTGTTGGTGATGGCTGCTGTGTAGTATGCAAATGGATTTTGACTTTTGCTTTCATCAAACTGTAGACCAATATGGGCCAGTTGGACAATTGCTTGACCTCTCATTTCGTCATTGTAGGTGTACCCTCTCCAGTTGGCTCTAGTACCATATCTGTCACACAATTTCAAAAACATTTTGCCCAGTTCGTCAGTCATTCTGCCGTGATCCTTGCTGAACTTGCCAGTGTGTACATCACCTTTCCAGTGGCTTTTTCCCACAAGATTGAGGTTGCCTTCTTCGTCTAGTCGATAGTGCTGGAACGGAGGAAAGTTCAGTCTAGTGTGTTTGTCAGCTTCGGACTTGACTGTTTTTTTACGACCCGGCTCTTCTGGGACGTGGTCAAAAGTCATCAATCTAAATACTACATCAGTGTCTGTGTAAGTCAACGGATCAATGTCAAAGTCACTCATTTTTACATCTTTTTTGCCGTGTGCTTTGATATGATCGTAGTAAGCAGCTTTGCTGATTCTATCTGCACGATTGTGTTTGGCCTGCGAAATAGTCTGAGCTGTGATCTCGCTCAAGTCGCTGACAATATAGTCGCAGTCGCTGTCGTATTTGCTGAGAAAACTGCTGTAGGTGCATTTGCTTCGGTGAATTTCTTTGAGGATATCTCGGTTGTTTAGATAGTTGATTCGCATAGATTGATATTTATCTCCAATTATATGGAGTTATTATACACTCAATAAATAATAAAAACAAGAGATTTTTTTAAGAATGGCATTAATTCCACCAATCAAAGAAATAGCCAGCAGCGCAGTTTCGCAGGCCCGACAGATAGGAAACAATCTAGCACAGAGTGCTGTGTCTACTTTGGCTAACCAGCCTGGTGTACAAGCGTTCGCTGGCACACTCAGTGGAGGCAGACTAGACAGCGCAGGACTAACACCTGGCGCACAACCTATCACACCTGTGAATTTTACTCCCAGTGCTGGCACTCAGCAGGACACTAGAGTTAAAATACTATGTCCTGCTGGCAGTACTATAGGCCAAAGCGTGTTTGAGAGCGACATACTCAGTCCACTGAGATACACCGGTGAAAATAGATTTGGTGTGATATTTCCCTTTCAGCCCAACATCAGTGTTATTCACAGTGCCAACTACAGTATGGTTCAGCCAGCTCAAACCAACTATCCTTATCCTGCCTACGAAAACAGTATGATACAGAGTATAATTGTACCAGGCGAGTTTAGTGCCAGCAACCTAGACGAAGCTAGATACGTACTAGCAGCCATACATTTTTTCCGTACCGCAACCAAGATGTACTACAGCAACGATGCCAACAGAGGAACTCCGCCGCCAGTGTTGAGACTCAAAGGTCACGGCAAATATATGTTTGACGACATTCCAGTGGTTGTCACAGACTTTAACTATGTGTTGCCTGACGATGTGGACTATATACCTGTGGGCACAAATGAATTCAGTTTAGGCTCACCAGAGCAGTTTTTGGGTAGTGAAAATACCACAATGGTGCCAACCAGTACTGTAATGAACATAACATTGATGCCACTGTACAGCAGACAGCGGGTCAGCAGTGAATTCAGTGTGAAGGCATTTGCCAACGGAGAGTTGACCAGCAGTGGCAGCAAAGGTGGATTTATCTAATGGCAGAATACAAAGCAACCAGTTTTTATAAAAACACATCTACTAATAATTTCTATCTTGATGTGTGGACCAATCAGCCAATCACAGCCGAACCAGACGACGTTACCTATCAAATTGATGCTGTGTATGATCGTCGTCCTGATTTGTTGGCATTTGACCTCTATAAAGACAGCAATCTGTGGTGGGTGTTTGCCAAAAGAAATCCCAATACACTCAAAGATCCACTGTTTGATTTTCGCACAGGCATTGTGATCCGATTGCCAAAACTCAGTAATATCAAAAACGATCTAGGAATCTAAAGTGGCCAGTCAGTCAGAAAAAGCCAAACTCTACAATCAACTTCGGTCCCAGGGATTCAGTGAAGGTGATGCACTAACTCAGAGCGGCATTACAGACAGCGAATTAGACAATTACGACTATGTGGTCAATGAAGTAGGAAGCCCTAACCCAAGCGCACCGGATTATAATCCTCAGTATGGCCAACTTGAAACATTCAGTATTGGCACAGGCACCAACATACAAAATGGCGCTAGTGGAGGACAAACTGTTTCTCGCACAGTGCAACCTAGACAGGTTGTGGAAAGTACTACTGTTAATCAGCCAAAAGAAAGCAACACTACTGTGCCACCGCTATCCAGTCAGACCACAACCACAAGAACGGTAACTAGCACTACAACACAAAATGTGCAAACAACAGGCGGCGGAACAAGAACACGCACTGCTGGTGTGTACGAAGATGGCCCGCAAGGAACTGCCCTAAGACAAAGAGAGCAAGAAGTTGCTCAACGACGTCAAGATCTAATTGCAGAAAAACGGGCACAAGGCGCTAGTTTTAAGGAAGCAGTCAACGATCCAGAAGTTGTGTCGCTAAAACAAGAACGTGATCAACTGAGAGACGATATCAACGAACAGCGAGTACAGGTACAACCTCCCTCTGACACCTTTGAACCCGCTCCTGAAACCAATATTCAAACAGCCACACAACAAAAAACCATAGAACGCGAACAAGCTGTACAAAACGCCAAACAAGCAGAGCAAGATAAAAATCCACAAGACCCTGCAGATCAAGCCGAAGGTGCTGTAACAACAGGCAGAATAACCTCTGCAGAGGAACGTGAAAGATTGGTAGGACAAGACATTGTCCCCGAAGACGAGCCCGGGCAAGGTGGTGCTATCCAATCTTCTGAAAACACTGCTGCTGTTGATGAGGCTGAACAAACAGCAAGTGCAATACAAAGCAATGCACAAAACAAATTGGACAGTGCAACACAACAGCCCATCAGCAGTGTAGAAGGCAGCAGTGCATCAAGCAAAGTGATTACCACAAAACAAAATCCATTAAGACCATATGCCAGTTTTAGTTACCACGTAGAACTTTACATACTGCCTTTGAGCAAATTAAATCAAATCAGTACCGGAGGCAGTTGGACAAAAACCAGCAACGATCTATTGATCAGTAACAGTGGCACCGCAAGCTATAACAATTTTGTACAGGTAGGCAGGAATCCTGCATTTGCAAACAGCCAGTATCACATAGATAATCTTAATATCAATAGTCTTATAGGATTCAGTGGCAGAAACAGAAACACCAATGTCACTGAATTAAGTTTTACCATCTACGAACCCTATGGTGTTAGTTTGATAGAAAACCTTGTGTTGGCCAACAGCACACTAGGCGAAGGTAACTACATAGATCAACCTTATATGTTGAGCGTGAGTTTTTTAGGGTACGACGACAACGGTACAGAAATAACTGACGGCGTGCAAACCAAGAATATTCCTATACGTATCACTGATATGCGATTCAACATAGACAAAACTGGAAGTAACTATGAGATTACTGCAATTCCCTATCATCACCAAGGCTATGACACCATAAGAAACGTTATTCCTTTTAGTATTGTAATAGCCGCAGGCAATGTGGAAAGTTTTTTCAACGCACGAGTAGGAGTTGTGTCTACTGTGTCAGTGGAGCGCGAGGATTTGGTCAGTGTTGAGCGCACCAAAAACACACAAAAACGCAGCGAGTTTGATGGACTAGCTGCAGCATTGAACGCCTTTGAACAGAGAAAAGTTGTCAATGGATACCAGTATATTGCTGACGAATATGTGTTTGAGTTTGACAAAGAACTAGGCGAAGCACGATTTACACTGGCTGATTTACTCAACATCGAAGAAGAAAAAGTGCCAATGGCACGCAACAATTTTGAAGATTTTAGAAGCAGTATTGATCCTAACATCAGCTACAGTGAAGCACAAAAAACATTTGTGATCCGACAAGGTACTAGTATTACAGAGTTGATAAACCTTGTGATTAGACGCGCTACTTATATGACAAACCAAATTGATACCTCGCAAGAAAACGCCAGCAAACCTATACAATGGTGGAAAATAGTGCCAAGAATTGAATTGCTGGGCTATGACGAAGCCCGCAAGTCTTATGCCAAGCGAGTTACATTTTATACTAAAAAAATTGATCTAAATGGTCGCAACATCGACGGAATAGGCAAAAAAATGCCAGAAGGTGTGCACAAAAGCTACAGCTATATCTACACTGGACAAAACGAAGACATCATCAATCTCAATCTACAGTTTGACGCCACCTACTATCAAGCTAGAAGTTTGATACAAAACTTTGCACAGGCACAGCCCTATGTGCCACAAGGCACAGACAGAAATACCAGCAAAGACACAGTTATGCCTATGCCTGTACACTACCACAACAGCTATGAAACTGATGCTATAGTAGGTGATATTGAAAATGTAAAATTAGCAGGCGATATAACTAGACAAATACTAAACAACAGTGTTGATATGTTGGAGTTAAGTTTGGAAATTCTGGGAGATCCGGATTATATCGACACTACAAACTACAGTGTGCCAGCATTAGATAACGACGTCTCCTCCTCAGTGTACCTGCCTGATGGCGGAATCAACTACAATGCCAGAGAAACATATCTGGAGTTGTTTCTCAAAACACCCACAGATTATGATCCTGTTACAGGAGAAATGGACATCACAAATGCCAAAAACAGTGTGTTGGTTTCAGGAAAATATCGTGTGTTAGAGGTGCAAAGTTCTTTGAGTGCCGGGCAGTTTACACAAACAGTGAGTGCTGTCAAGCTCACAGCGCCCGAAAACAATCTGTTGAGTGATGCACAAATCAGCGAGCAGTTAGGTGCCGGCATACTCAACGGTGCAATCAGTGACAGTATAGGAAAAGGCATTGCAGGCGACTACAGTTTGCCCAAAACCAATTTAGGCGGTGTTGCTACCAGTCCATTGCCAGGCCTAGGCGGCTCCGGATTCAATCCCGGCGACAATCCTGTAACACAATTTGGAGGTGTCTCAGGTGTTGGCGACAACCTAGGTGAAATCAGCAACACAGCACACTTTGCCGAACTACAAAATCTAGCAGAAGAACCACCCGGTAGTGGACTATCGCCTGCCACTGGTAGTGCAGGCCGCGGCTTGTTTAACAACCAAGGTGACGGAAATCAAACATTTCAATCATTTCCATTGGACAGCGCACCCAGTGCTGGCACTGTATTTGGACCAGGAGATGTAAAACCGGGTGTAGGCGTGGTAACACAAAGAGTTGTGCGAACCCCAGGACCAACCGCAGTTGGTGTGGATGCCGATCAAGGATCTGTAAATCAAACAGGAGTAACAGTAGTGTCTGGGGACGGCACAATAATATCAAATCAACCATTACCAGGAACAGATGAACAATGAGCGGAAGCATAAGACGATACAATAGAGTGGTGCCCGAATATGCACAAACAGAACTCAAGCCCGGAGTAAAACTAGACCCTGGTCCGCACATTGGCATTGTCAAAGCCAACATTGATCCTTTGCGCAAAGGTAGAGTGAGTGTGTTTGTAGAAGGATTCGGAGGTAACGAAAATGACGAAAGTCAGTGGCTGCCTGTGCGATACAGCAGTCCGTTTTTTGGACAGACTTCTGACGCAGGCAAAAGCGTGGAAAACAATTTTGACAACACCAATCACAGCTACGGTATGTGGTTTACACCTCCTGACTTGGGTGTGCGAGTGCTGTGTACATTTGTCAAAGGTGACCCTAACCAAGGATTCTATTTCGGGTGCTTGCCTGATCAGCACAACCATCACGCTGTACCCGGTCACGCTGCCAGCGAAGCTATTGTCAGCGAAGATTTGCAAAAGTACAACAAGACAAAGTTGCCAGCCAGCGAATACAACGACAGAAACGAGCAAAATCGTCATCAAAACTACAAAAAAAATCCCAAACCTGCCAATCCTTACATCAGTGACCAATTGGTAAATCAAGGGTTGATAGAAGATGAAACCAGAGGCTTGACTTCTAGTAGCAGCAAAAGAGAAACGCCCAGCAGAGTGTTTGGCTTCAGCACACCCGGATCGCCCGATCCTGAAATCACAGTGGACAGTAACCAAAGCACCAGCGAAGCCAGCAGTCAAAAAATTCCACCAATAAAAGTGCGCAAACCTGGGCATCAGCTGGTATTAGACGACGGTGACGCAGAAGGCAACAACAAACTAGTGAGATTAAAAACTTCCACTGGGCATCAAATTGTAATGCACGACACTGCTGGCATTATCTATGTGGCAACAGCAGATGGCAACAGTTGGATACAGATGAGCAACACTGGTAAAATTGATGTGTATAGTGCAGACAGTATTAGTATTCATACCGAAACAGACTTAAACATACACGCTAACAGAGATGTTAATATAACTGCTGAACGAGATTTTAACTTGTTAAGTAAAATCAATACTACTCTTAATAGTAATGCTAAAATGGATTTCAAAAGCGTAGATGAAATGCGATGTACAACTGATAGCAAATATCAAGTCAAATCAGAAAAAGCAATGATTTTCAAAGGAAAAACCATTGATTTTAACGGACCAGAAGCCGAAAAAGCCGCGCAGCTAGAATTGTTCCAATGGACAGACAGCGAAAAAGTCGACGGTGAATGGCAACAAAAAAGCTCGCCTAAAAATGGACTAAGTAAAAGAGTGCCTGCGCACGAGCCTAGCTACACCCACTTGAATTTGGCACAGAGCACCGATAGACAGGAAGAAGAAAAATAATGCCAGCAGTTGTAAGAATTGGAGACGGTTTGAGCACCGGTCATTTTTGTGCAGGATCTACTACTCTTGGAAATTCCAATACAGATCGTACAGTAAAAGCCAACGGTATTGCTATTGCTGTAGTAGGTGCACCTACAGTATCTCATACTATACTTGTAGAAGGTATTTGTGTACCACATATAGCTTTTCTAAATGAAGGATCCGAAACAGTAAAAATTAATGGAATTGAGGTGGGCAGAGTAGGCGATAGTGCCGACGCAGGCGAAATGACTAAAGGGTCGCCTGATGTGAGTGCAGGAGATTAATATGGCATTTTTCAAAGGATTTAGCACAGACGGCAGAATAGACAACTACACTGTTACAGACACAGAACTAATCAAACAAGATCTTTTGAATGTGCTGAAAACACGCCAAGGCGAAAGATTGATGCGCGGAGATTATGGGTGCGGTGTGTGGAACTATATTCACGAACCCTTGGATGATGCCACCAAAGATGCAGTGGTCACAGAGTTAAAACGTATTATATCCTTGGATCCGAGACTGCAACTTGTGGGCATTAGACTACAAGAATATGAGCACGGACTGCAGGTTGTGTTGGAATTGAACTATGTCAATCTGCAGGCCACAGAACTGTTGTTTGTGGAGTTTGACAGCAGAAATCTCAGTTTATCCAGCGCTACAGTCACACAATAATAACATCATATTATACAGCAAATAAATACTTTATCGACATTTAGGTAAAGTATAACAATGGCAACAACCACAAGACAAGCTACACTTTTCTCAGCTGAGAATTGGACAAAAATCTACCAAACCTTCCGCGAAGCTGACTTTCAAAGCTATGATTTTGAAACTCTTCGCAAAACAATGATTGACTATCTACGTACCTATTATCCTGAAGATTTCAACGATTATATTGAAAGCAGCGAATACATTGCTCTCATAGAATTGATTGCGTTTTTGGGACAAAGCATTAGCTTTAGAACAGACCTAAATGCTCGAGAGAATTTTTTAGAAACTGCCGAACGCAGAGACAGTGTGCTACGCTTGGCTAAAATGCTCAGCTATGTGCCCAAACGTCACGTGAATGCCAAGGGCGTACTCAAAGTAGCCAGTGTAACCACCACCGAAGATGTGTTTGACAGCAACGGAATCAATCTCCGCGGTCTAGAAGTGATATGGAACGACACAACCAACACGGATTTTTTTGAACAGTTTGTTGCGGTGATGAACGCCGCATTTGCCAGCAATCAAAAGTTCGGAAAGCCAGCTGTTAAAAAAACACTGCTGGGCGTAAGAAATGAAATTTATCAAGTGAACACACCTACCGGAGTGCTGCCTCGCTATGCATTTAGAGCCAAAGTCGATGGCGTGAATATGCCATTTGAATTGGTTAGCGCAGATCTAGTTGGCAAAGAGTTTTTGTATGAACCTTCGCCAAATTTAGGCAGCAATTTCAATCTGTTGTACAAAAACGACAGCCGCGGCAATGCATCAGCCGACACTGGATTTTTCTTTTACTTCAAACAAGGCGAATTAAAATCCACTGACTTTACCATTTCGCAGAGACTGGACAATAGAATTGTAAACATCAACGTGGACAACATCAACAACGATGATGTTTGGTTGTACAAGCTAGATGAAAACGGTGTCCTTACAGAAGAATGGATCAAAGTACCTGCAGTGGTTGGTAGTAACATAGCATACAACAGCTTGGAGCAAGGCCAACGAAAAATATTTGCCGTCAATACCAGAAACAATGATCAAATTGATTTGATTTTTGGCGATGGCGTGTTTGCAGAAATTCCTGTTGGCGATTTTAGACTGTTCTATCGAACCAGCAACGGATCCAGTTATAGAATTAAACCCAGCGAGATTTCCAACTCTCAAATAGAAATTGACTACATCAGTCGCGCAGGACAGTTGGAAACTCTCACTGTTGGATTAGCTCTTCAGTACACAGTAGCAAATGCAGTAGAAAGAGAAAGCCTCAACGACATTCGTACCAAAGCTCCGCAACAGTACTACACTCAAAACAGAATGGTCAACGGCGAAGACTACAATGTATATCCACTCACGCAATATACTAATATTATCAAGAGCAAAGCAGTCAACAGAACCAGCAGCGGTATCAGTAGATTTTTAGATGTCAAAGACACCACAGGAAAATACAGCAGCACCAATGTATTCTGCGACGATGGTATATTCTACAGAAATGAATTTTTAAGCAGTTTTAGTTTTGAATGGACCAACACCAATGATATTTTGCGTGTGGTTCGTGGTGACTTGTTGAATATTATAAACGATCCTGACACACTGCATTTTTATCTGGGCAAATATGGCAGTGTGGATCTTACCAATCTTGCCACAGTGTGGGAAAGAGCCACTGTGGGCACAAATGCCAGCACTGGCTACTTCAGCAACGGCTCAGTACCGCAAGGCATAGGTGCATTTGTTGGCAACAGCAGACGCAACATTGTGGTAGGATCTTTGATAAAATTTGTTGCTCCTGCAGGGTTTTACTTTGATCTTGCCAGCGGAAACAAGCTTGAATTAGGCACACCATCAGGACAAAATCAGCTTTCCTACATTTGGTGCGGAGTCAACAGCATTGTAGATGACGGAACCAATCAAGGGCTGGGCAATTTGTCTGACGGATCAGGACCTGTTTCTCTCAATCAAAACATACCAGTTGGTGCCATTGTGGAAACTGTAATACCACCTTTCAACACCACACTATCCACAGTGAGCAATGAAATAGTTTCCAATGTGACCTTGTATAAAGATTTTGGACTGAGATTTGACAGAGACTCGCAAACCTGGAAAATAATCACAGCCAACAATTTAAACAAAACCAGTGATTGGAGCATTGACAACACCGGAGATATCACCAGCACTGGCAGTGATGCCAGCTGGATAGTGTTGTTCGAAACTGACGGACAGACCTACACAGTGAAATACAGAGGAATCAGTATACTGTTTGAAAGTGTTATTCAAACAAGATTTTATTTTGATCCTGTCACAAGAATTTACGACAGCGCCACAGGCACAACAGTAGACGATCAGATAGTAGTATTGGGCATAAACAGCGAGCCAGATTCCACCACAGGTCTCAACAGAGATTATGTAATGTTTGTTGAAGATGTGATTTTAGAAAGTGATGGCTATATTGACAATAAAAAAGTAAAAGTCACATTCCCAGACACTGACAAAGATGGCATCCTAGACAATCCAGAAATATTTGATATTGTGGTTGCTCCTGAAACCAACAGCACGCAAAAGTATGTGTTCTTTGAAAAACAAATCAGCAATCAAAATTACATCACATATGTGCCATACAGTGAATTGGTCAGCACAGATTATGCCACACTGGAACAATTGCAAAATGAAAAAAATCTATTCGCAGATGGCACATTGTTTTACGCAATCAGTGACAATAAATTCTATCAAATCAGTGACAATGCAGTCACAGGAGAAAAAACTGTTGTTGATGTCAGCGATGACTATGTGGCTAGAATAGGAAGAAGCAACCTTAAATTTCAATACAAACACAACGCACCAAACAATCGCCGGATAGATCCTAGTCCTAGCAATATAATTGATCTATTCTTGCTGACAAAAAATTACGAAGAAGCCTATAGAAACTACGCAGAAGATTTTACTGGTACAGTGCAACAGCCCAGCGTGCCTACTGTAGAGCAACTAAAAACAGAATTCAGTGATCTAGAAACAGTAAAAAGTGTTAGCGACAGCATCATATACAATCACGCAAGATTTAAACCGTTGTTTGGCAACAAAGCAGAAGAAGAACTTCAGGCCAGCTTCAAAGTAGTGAAAAACGCCAACACTGTTGTTACTGACAGCGAAGTCAAAAGTCAGCTTATTTCAGCAGTGAATGAATATTTTAGCATCGAAAATTGGGATTTTGGCGAAACATTTTACTTCTCTGAATTAAGTGCATACCTGCACAACGAGTTGCGTACAATTGCCAGTAGCATAGTTTTAGTGCCTACCAGCAACAATCAAACCTTCGGTAGCCTATACGAAATTAAATGCCAACCAGATGAAATTTTTATCAGCAGTGCAACTGTAGACAATGTAGAGATTATAGACAGTATAACTGCCAGCAAGATAAAAGCTGACCAAATTCAAACCGGAGGTAGCCAATAATGGCCAATAGAAAATCCGTAGAATTACTGCCACAAATACACCAAAGTGGTGCCAACAAAAAGTTTTTGGCCGCAACTCTTGATCAATTAATAAGTGATATCGAACTCAAAAAAATCAACGGGTTTGTTGGCAGGGGGTTCGGCAGCAGATTTATACAGCAAGATAGTTTTATCAGCGAGCAAACAAGTCAGCGCAAGAATTATCAGCTTGAACCCGGGTTAAAAATAACCAATCCTGACAGCACGACCAATTTTGTGCCCTACACAGAAGTAATAGATAAAATGCGCACCAAAGGTGCCATAGTAGATCGACACGATAGACTGTTTGCACACACAGAATACAGTCTCAGTGGTTTGGTCGATCTTGACAAGTTTGTAAACTTCAGCAAATACTACTGGTTGCCCAACGGTCCTGATGCGGTAGATGTGTTTGCAGGAGCGGTACCAGCCACAGACACTATTGAAGTTGGCCGCACAAGCAAAGGATACACTTTCAAGCAGTCATCAGAAACTAACCCGAGACTGACTTTTAAACGCGGCGGTAGCTACACTTTTCAGCTGGATCAGCCAGGGCATCAGTTTTTTATACAAACCGAGCAAGGCACCAGTGGTGTTAGCAGTGTACAATCCAACATCAGCACAAGAGATGTACTAGGTGTTGTCAACAATGGCGAAGATCAAGGCGAACTAATCTTTAATGTTCCTCTGGAGAACTCACAAGACAAGTTTTTACAAATGCCTGTGGTTGAGAATGTAAATCTTGCAACCACGCTGAACTACAATCAACTGCACAATCGTACACTGCAAAGTGTTGTAGAGTTAGGAGGTATTGATGGACAACTCAATCTAGATGGTAAATTGGTGGTATTTTATCAGTCAGACCAAGACAATTGGGCCGCAAACGAACCGTATGCCAGCAGTGAGTACAATGCTAGATCCTATGATGTAGGAGAAGCAGTACCTGAATCTCAACGCAGAGATATTTTTAGAATCCGTGTGCAAGACTTTGGCGGAGTTGAGTTTTTAAAACTTGATAGAATCAAAGAATGGCCTACAGAAAACAAAGTTGTCATAGGCGAAGGCAATCGTTTTGGAAACAGAGAATTGTGGAAAAAATCCAACGGCGAGTTGGATCTAATACCGATTATAACTGCAAACAAAACCAGTCTGTTTTATCAGGACGGCTCTGACGAAACCATATTTGGTAAAATTGAAATAATATTGGCTCAGTCTACTGCGCAAATTGATGTAGAGCAGGACATACTAGACCAGACCAATTATACCAGTCCTAATGGAGTGGAATTTACCAACGGACTAAAAATTAGATTCGACACAGATGTTGTTCAGCAACAGTACCAAGACAGAGAGTACTACGTAGAAGGCGTAGGTTCGGGCATTGTGCTTGTGCCTGTGGATCAGTTGATAACTCCAGAAACCTTTACTCAAAATCTCAGCGAAGGCTATGACAATACCCTATATGACAAAGGCGGTTTTGAAGAAACAGGCAATAGTCCTGTGGAAAAAGATTATATCGTTATAAATCGAGCCAGTATTGATAGAAACGCTTGGAGTCGACACAATAGATGGTTCCACGAAGATATTATTAACAAAACTGCTGAATACAACAATTTTTCTCCAGAAATCGATCAAACATCTAGAGCAAAAAGGCCTATTATTGAATTTGAACGAAATCTTTTGTTGTACAACAACGGAAAAATTGGAAAAACACAAGTAGATTTGATTGACAGCACAACATCAGATGTGTTTTCGCAAATTGAAGGGTCTGCTGGCTACTTTGTTGACGGTGTATCATTGGCCGAAGGTATGCGAGTATTGTTTACAGCAGACACTAATCCTGATGTTGTGAACAAAGTATACAATGTGAGTTTTATAGAAACAACCACAGATGGTGAAAAACAGATACATCTAGTAGAAGACACCGAATCCACAGCTTTGGAAAATGACACTATTGTGGTAACCAAAGGACTGTCCAATCAAGGAAAAAGTTTGTATTTTGACGGAAAAGATTGGATCCATTCTCAGCAAAAAACCAAAATCAATCAGCCGCCTTTGTTTGATGTAGTTGACTCTGCAAGCATATCGTTGGGCAATACTGATTTTTTCAACAGCAGCAGTTTCCAAGGAACCAAAGTTTTTGGTTATAAGCTGGGCAACGGGGTTGTTGATTCTGAACTAGGATTTTCTCTTTCTTACAGCACATTCAACAACATTGGCGATATTGAGTTCGAAAGTTATCTAGATACTGATAATTTTAATTTTATATCCAACGGCAACAGCACATCACAGAAAATAAATTTGTATGATTTGGCATTGATTGTTGACAGAACAACTGTGCAATCCAAAAACATATGGGAGCCTGTCTACGAACAAAATCGTCAATACCAAGTGATTGAGCAAGTGTTAGACACAGGGTTATCAGTATACGAAATACCTGTGATAGATTCTTCTGAATTTGTAAACACACTATTTGTTTACACCAACGGAGTATTAACTGACAGTTATAGTGTTGACAGATCACAAAACAAAACTGTAATTTCTTTTGATACACTGCTTGCTGTTGGCACAGAATTGGTGATTAGATTTAGAAGTGAAGTTAAGGATAGCAGAAGCTATTACGAAATTCCATCAAACCTTGAATTCAATGCCAACAACAAATTGTTGAGCAATTTTACACTTGGCCAGATTCGCAATCACTTGCAATCTATAGCTGAAAACTCGCCGAACTTTGAAGGCGATTTTCCGGGTTTTGGAAATCTCAGAGATTTAGGAGATTATTATCGCACCGGCGGAAAAATCAAACAAAATGCCAGTAGTTTTAGTGCAACTGCACTGTTGTTCTGCGACAATAATTTTGATATTGTAGAATCGGTAGAATATGTAAAACAACAGTATACCAAATTTAAAAACAGTTTCGTTGACAAAGCAAGAAACCTAGATCTCGATCTCGCTGATATTCCTGGCAGTGTTGACACTGTGCTAGAAGAACTCAATCAGTACAAGAGTGCACAGGATTTTCCATTTTATCTCAGTGATATGTTGGGATATTCCAGTGATAAACAAACTCTAAATTATACTGTGATTGATTCCAGCATCAAGGAATACGAAATATCAAGTGAATTTTTAGACAATCAAAAAAGTTTTGTTAGTGTGCTGGTATACAAAAATGGTGTGCAGTTGGTCAAGGATGTGGACTATGCTTTCGTATCGGGCAGACCTGCTGTAGAATTGTTTGACGTTCAACAAAACGACAGCATAAAAATAGTAGAATACAACAACACACGAGGCAGCTTTGTACCGCCAACACCCACTAAGCTCGGGCTATGGTACAAGTATACACCCGAAAAATATATTGATACCAGCTACGTAACAGCAACTGAAGTTATCAGAGGTCACGATGGAAGCATAACAGTTGCCTACGGAGATGCATTAGACAACTTAATACTGGAACTGGAAAAAAGAATATACAATAACCTCAAAACAGAATACAATATCAATCGCTATGATTGGTATGAAATTTTGCCCAGTAAATTTAGGTCAACTGATTACACCAGAGAAGAAATCAATCAAATAATTAGTTCACAATTCAATTTGTGGTCTAGCAAAAACAATGTTTCGATTAATGATGCAAGAAATTATGATCAAAACAATCCGTTTACTTGGAACTACAGTGCATTTAGCAGCAAAGTAGATGGGTCTTTGCTACAAGGAAGTTGGAGATCAATCTATAGATATCACTACGATACCGAAACTCCGCATCTAACTCCTTGGGAAATGTTGGGATTTTCTCAAAAACCAGATTGGTGGGAAAACTTATATGGACCAGCACCCTATACCAGCGGAAACAAAATTTTGTGGGACGACTTAGAAGCCGGCAAAATCTATCAATCCGCTACTGGTACATACAATGTTAATGCAGACTTTGTGCGCACAGGACTAGCCGATATTATTCCAGTTGACGAATACGGCAACTTGAAATCTCCACTGGATTGTTTGGTAAAAGAGTACAATTCCTTGCAATCTGGAAATAACTTTGTTTTTGGCGATTTGAGCCCAGCAGAAACAGCCTGGCGCAGAAGTAGTGAATATCCATATGCTTTGATCATACTTGCATCACTTGCTCAACCCGGAAAGTTTTTAGATCTATGCTACGACATTGACAGTACACTGTTAAAAAATGGTCAGTATGTAAGTGCAGTTGACAACACTAGACACAAGTTCACTGACCATAAAGTACACAACAGCAATTACTATGTCAACGGCCTAGGTCAATTTATCAGCGATTATAATGTATTTTTAGGATACAACACAGATAACCTAGCCGACAAACTAGAAAACCTACAGATCAATCTTGCATACAAATTAGCAGGTTATACCGATCTTAACAAAACCAAGTTTTTTGCCACGCAGGTTACTCCTAATACAGAAAATCAAAGTGTTCTAATACCAGACGAAAATATACAGCTATTGGTACACAAAAGTCAACCAGTTGCCCAAGTTAGCTATAGTGGAGTGATAGTCGAAAAACAAGTCAACGGATATAGTGTCCGGGGATATGATTTTGACAGCCCATATTTTGATATTATTCCTAGCGTGGTCAACAACAATAGATATAGTATTTCAGCAGGTGAAATTGTTAGTACTGTATACAAAGATTTCGGCAATACAATTGTTCGAATACCGTATGGTACAAGTTTTAACAACAGAGATCAAGTGGTTGATTTTTTGGTTAGCTATGAAAGATTTTTGATTTCGCAAGGATTTGTGTTTGACAATGTGCTGAGTGAAGTAGGTACCGCACAGGATTTTGTGTTGTCTGCAAAAGAATTTCTATTCTGGACTAGCCAGAATTGGCAAGCCGGCAATATTATAAGTCTTACGCCCGTTGGCGGAACAGTTAAAATATCAAGAACCGGAGAAGTAGTAGACAATCTCAATACCACTGCACAGATTTTAGACAATAATTTTGCGCCAATCAAAATACAAAACTGTCAAATACAAAGAGATCAAAATACTCTTGCATTTTCTAGTTCTGCAGATACCGTTGGCTTGTTCAAATGCCAAACAGTGCAATATGAGCACTTAGCGGTGTTTGACAACAACACTATTTTTAGTGATATTGTTTATCAACCTGAATTAGGCAATCGCCAACAAGCAATCAAACTCACAGGCTATGTCAGCGGAGAATGGAACGGCACGTTGTATTCCCCAGGATTTGTGATAAACCAAGACAACATACAGCAGTGGAGTGCCACCAAAAACTATGCCAAGGGCGAATTTGTACGTTTCAAAGGCAAAGTGTATGTGAGCAAAATCAATCAGGAAGCCAGTGAAAGTTTTGATTTTGAAAAGTTTTCTGTGAGCGACAACATTCCTGTGGGTATGTTGCCCAACCTAGGCACAAAGGCTGGACAATTTGAAAATTTCTACAACTTAGATGTTGCAAACAATGAAAATGATCTGGATAAATTCGGCAAAGGACTGATAGGCTATCAGAAACGCAATTATCTTGAAAATCTACAGTTAGATGATGTTAGTCAAGTAAAATTCTATCAAGGAATGTTGCAGGAAAAAGGCACAAGCAACAGTTTCAACAATCTGCTCAAAACAAAACTTGATAATCTCACAGTTGATCTAGATTTTTACGAAGAGTGGGCAGTACGTGTGGGCACGTATGGTGCTGTAGATCTCAATCAAGAGATTGAACTGGTGCTAGAAGAAGGTGTGTTTGACAGCAACGTAAAAATTGTAGAGCTGGTCAACGAATCATTTGATCCAGTAGAAGATAGATACCAGATCAAGCCAAGCGATGTTTACAAAAAACCTAATAATTATGTTCCTGACTTGTTTAAAACAAGAAATTTGGATGCACAATACGAAACTGATATCAAAACAGCTGGTTACGTAAATTTAGAAGATGTAGAATATACATTGTTCAACATATCTGATATAAAAACTTTGGACACAGCATCAAAATCCGCTCCCGAAGGCAGTGCAATTTGGGTAGCACAAAGTTTTGACAAAGACTGGGCTGTTTATAGAATCTCTGCAACTGATGCGGTTGTAAAATCTGCATCCACAGTAGACGGTAAATTAGAACTAGGATTTGACAAAAACATTGATTTTGTAAAAAATGATGTAGTTCTGCTGAGAAATTTTGACGATGAAGTAGATGGATTTCATATTGTACAACGTGTGAGCGGTCTAAAAACTGTGATATGCACCACCGATGTGGATAATGTAGAAGTTGACAGTAAAGGTTATGTGTTGAAGTTGCAGAATGTGAGATTTGCATCAGGCACAGACGTTGGAAATCTCACCAACACAAGTCAATTCAAAAACAACGAAAAATTATGGATAGACAGCACCCGGGATGGTGGTTGGAGTGTGCTTAACAGAACCAGTCCTTGGGAAGATTCGCAGAGAATATTGGCCAGCACACCTGGCACTGATTTCAACCTTGGTCAGGCAGTAAACATCAGCAGAGACAGCAATTTTGTGTTGGCAACACAGCCTCACAACAATCAAGCCATAACTTTTGTAAAAACTGACCAAACATATCAACAAAAAGGCATTGTGTCGCCTAATATTGAGGATTTGCAACAATTTGGTCACAGTGTTTCGGAGTCAGACAATGGATACATTGCAGTGGGTGCTCCAGCCAGCAACAACAACAAAGGTTATGTTGTAGTACTCAAGCGAGATGCACTAGGAAACACAGTTATTGATCAACTACTGGTCGATCCAACTCTAGAAAACAACAGCGAATTTGGGTCAACTGTAGAGTTGAGCAGAAACGGAAGTTGGTTGTATGTAGGAGCACCCGGTGTTAACAAAGTGTTTGCATTCAATCAACAAACACCTGAAGATGACGGCAGTACTGTTAGCACTAATACATTCACAGCAGACAGCAGCACCACTGTTTACTATATGGATCGTGATTACGACAATATTTGGCAAGTTCATATCAGTGATAACACAGGTAAAATTTATGCTCCTTACATAGATTTCGATCTAGTAAACAACAACGAAATTCATTTTACCAGTGCACCGCAAATTGGAACGGAATTTTTAATCACTCGTGATGCTAGCTATGTGTATGTTGATACTGCCAGTGCAAGCGACAGTAGCCAAGGGGATAGATTTGGCGATAAAATAGCCACCACGACCACAGGCGACAAAATACTGGTAAGTGCACCCAAATTTGGCACACAAAACAGCGGCAAGCTGTATTACTATGAGCGTAGTATAGAAAGTTACACAGGCGATGGTAGCACCACAGTATACTCAACAGTGCAAAATATCAATTCAACTGCAAATCGTGTACTGGTTAATGGTGTAGAAAACAACAGCACTACTGTAAATCTTGCAAACATAGTTTTTTCTACTCCGCCTGAAATTGGACAACTGATAGATGTCGAAACCAACAACTTCAATCTCGTTCAAACAATTGAGTTGAGCAATCCTGGGTTCAATGACCGGTTTGGCACAGATGTTATTATTTGTTACAATAATTGTAGTGTGTACACAAGTGCACCTGGTCGCGATGTTGGTAATAACCTTAACCAAGGCTCGGTGTACAGATACACCAATGTCCCGGTTCAATACAGCACAATCACAGGCACAGTAGACAGCTCATCATTGAACATAGGCGATATTGTCAAAATCAACAATCGTCCGGTGATTATCACTGGCACTAGTGCAAGTACAATTGCACAAAATATCAACAACCAACACATCAGCGGAATTAGTGCAACTGCAACCAACAACCAGTTAACTGTTACCAGCACAGGCGAAATGTCAATAAGTGCACTACAATCCAGTGTGTTAACAGCAATGGGATTAGAGCCTGTGCAATACGTACAAACTCTTGATCATCCAGATCCACAGCCAAATGAACAGTTCGGCACTACACTTGAACTCAATAGAAACAGCAATGTTTTGTTTGTAGGATCACCTTTTGCAACCACCTACAAAATCACAGAATTTGATCAGCAAACCACTGTGTTTGACAGCGAAACCACAGAGTTCAGTGACGATGTGGACAGTGGTAGTGTGTATGTGTTTGAGTTTGTAGAAGCCGAAAACGCCAGTCTGCAAGATCCTGGCGCATTTGTTCCTAGTCAGCAGTTTTATAGTGCCGAAATAAGCTTAAACGACAGATTTGGCACAGCTATTGCGGCTAGTGCAGATACATTAATTGTGGGTGCACCATTTGACGAAGATTCTACCACAAACAGTGGCGCATTGTATGTGTTTAAAAATTCCACCGGCAAAAGAGCCTGGGAAACATATAGATCAGAAGACACCAAAGTTGATACAGATTTATTCAACAGTGTGATGCTGTACAACACTAGAACAAACACAATCATAGATCGTTTGGATTATATTGACGGTGCCAAAGGCAAGATTGCAGGTGCAGCACAACAAAATATTGACATCATCAGCGACAACGATCCTGCCAAATACAACACCGGCAACAGCAAAAATCAAAATCAATACAGTGCTTGGTGTGAGCCCAATCAAGGAACAATATGGTGGGATACCAGTACTGCAAAATATCTTGAGTACGAACAAGGCACACTAGAGGACAGAGCCCAATATTGGAACAGTTTCTTCCCGGGCAGTCAGATAGATGTATACGAATGGACAAGCAGTGTGTTGCCTCCACTGGATTACATAGATCAAAATCCAGGCCAGCTTTTGAAATATCCAACAGGCAACATTTATACCATTGATACACAGTATAATCAAGCCAGAAATACCTTTACTACCACTTACTATTTTTGGGTTAAAAACAAATCACAAGTTGCCAACAACAAGACACTAAGTGTAGCACAAATAGCAGATTATATTCAATCTCCTAATACTCAAGGATTTCCATATGTTGCTTTTGTTGATTCAAATGCAATGCTGGTATACAATGCCAACAATCTTTTGGAAAACAAAGAAAGTGTGCTGAAGGTAAACTACGATGTAGAGCGCAATGACAAAAATCTACACACAGAATTTGAATTGATCAAACAAGGCAGCGGTGATAGTGTTGTCAATGATAGAATGTTTAGAAAAATAAAGGACAGTTTAGCAGGCACCACTTTCACCGGCGAAACAGTGCCTGATAAAAATCTAAGCATAAGCGAAAAACTTGGTCTAGAGTTCCGTCCAAGGCAAACAATAGTGTTGGATAGACAGGCAGCACTGAAAAATGTTTTAACCTTTGTCAACAACGAATTACAAAAAGAATCATATGCAACTTCCATACAATTTGCCAACCTCAACAGCGAGCAACAACCTCCTAGTAGTACAAGTGGCGAGTGGAACCAGCAGGTGGCAACAGCCGGCGATTTGGATTTCATTGACATCTCGGCATTGCCAGTTGGGTATAAAATCCTTGTTCAATTAGACACCACCGAAGACAATTTATGGACTATAAGACAGTTACAGACCAACGGCAACTGGAAAAAGGTCAAAGTTCAATCATACAAAACCAGCAACTACTGGAGTTTTACTGACTGGTATGCAGAAGGATATAGCAGCGATACGGTAATTGACTACAGCATAGCATCAATCAATAGTGTAGTCGACCTAAACTTAGCAGAAGATGACGTTGTAAAAGTTGAAGCCAATCTTGCAGGCAATTTCGAAATCTATGTGGTGCAAAACGGCGAGCTGGTATTGGTTGGATTGCAAAACGGTACTATACAAATCAGTACTGCCTTGTATGAACCTACTGTGGAAAATTTAGGGTTTGGCGCAGAAGTATTTGATGGAAATCGTTGGGACGAATTGCCAACACTGGAAACACACAAAATCATAGATGCTGTCAGAGATGATATCTTTATTTCGGATAAAACCGATCTATTCAACAGATTTACTTTTGATTTGTTTGAATATATTCTCAAAGAACAGCAGTATGTTGATTGGTTGTTTAAAACATCATTTATCAGTTTAGAACACAAAATACGCGGCTTAGAGCAATACAGCGTGTATCAGCCTGATAATCAAAGCTTCTTGTTGGATTATGTAAACGAAGCCAAACCATATCACACAAAGATCAGAGAATATTTGTACAGGTACAACAAACAAGAAGAATACTTGGGTGATGTCACAGATTTTGATGTTGCAAGTTTTTATGATCAGTCTTTAGAAATTTACCGCAAACCAGAAAGTGACAATCCGTTGGATGATGCGTTATTTGAACAAGCACAAAATTCCAGCTGGAACAGCAACTATGATTATATTGTCAGCAGTATTGCAATAGCATCACCTGGCGAAAATTACACTGTGGCGCCACAATTAGTTATTAGCGACCCAGATTTACCAGGCGGTACTACAGCAACCGCTGTAGCGAGAATCAGAAACGGTGGAATTGACAAAGTTACTGTGACAGAGCCGGGCAGCGGATACACTACCACTCCGACTGTAACACTGGTAGGTGGAAACGGCTCTGGAGCAAGATTGTCGGTTAGATTGGAAAACCAAAAAACTAGAAAAATATCTACCACAATTAAATTTGATAGATTTAGATACACCAGTGATGTTAAAACTTGGGCCGCAAACACAGTATATCAAACCAGTGACATTATTGGCTACAACGGTGAAGCATTTGTTGCCACCAGTGATTTTGTCAGCGGAACTGCGTTTACAGCCGACAATCTAAGTGTGTATGCTGATGAAAATTTCACAAATGCCAACGATAGAATATCAGCCTACTACACACCAACCAGCGGTATGCTTGGCAAAGAACTTTCACAGCAGGTATATGGCGTAGAATATCCAGGAGTAAATGTAGTAGGGCCGTTGTTCAATCAAGGACCTGGATTTGATTTGCCTGTGTTTGACATTGAGTCTTTTGATAACTTCCAAATTGGACCAGAAGGCAGGGAAGTGATCAGTGATGACGCATACGATACATTTGTACAAAGTCAGTTCAGTGACAGCAATTTAGGACTTCGTCCAAGTGATATAGTGATCGATGGCAGTGAATTTGTAGATGAATACAGCAGTCATTCGCCAGAGGAATTAGTGCCTGGAAGAGTGTTCGACACACTTGATCTAAAAGTATATCAAGCACCTACTAGCAACAGCAGAGGCACCGGAAATGGCATCAATATTGCAGTATCATACCTAGAAGGTGACGGCAGTACCGCAGTATTTGAAATAGCGGACGGCGATATGGTGGTGGTGTACACCAAAAACCTAGGCCCTAGATATGCAGGCACTCACTACGAAGTTGATTATGCCAATAGCTTGATAGTGTTTAATACTCCTCTAGCCGAGGGAGACATTGCATACTGCTATATTTTCCAAGTAGCAGGCGAGAACACTGTTGCTGAAGTAACAGAAATTGGCACAGGCGGAACCAATGAATTTAGCCTACAGGTAGATCCAGAGATTGCACTGGCTAGCTTTGCAATGATAGAAGGCGAAGGTGTAGTCAGCACCATAGTAGACACCGGCGATAACATCACAGTAGTGCTTGGAAGAACTCCTGCGCTAGGAGATCGTGTAAAGATTTGGGTGTTTAATTCTGAACAAGCAATACCGTACAGTGAAATACACGAACAAGTGATACAACTAGATGGAAGCACGCTCAGTTACCAATTGGACAATCGTGTGCTGTTTACTGGTCCAGCAAGCAGCCAAATGATTTTGGAATACAATGGTAGTAGACTACGACCAGCCAACAGTGTGTACTACACTGGCGACAGCAGTACTATTGTTTATGATACTCCAGCCAGCGCCAATGACACACAGTTTGGCATCAGCGACACTGAAATTGGTGTTTGGGTAGACGATGTCAAGCAAGAACAGTTTATTGATTATGACATCAGTTTTGACGACGGTAGCACACAACGATTTGTTATTTTTTACACTCCGCCCGCATCTGGCAGTCGTATAACTGTGAGCAACAGTGCTGATGCAGAGTACCGAGTTGAAAGCGAAAATATTGTGGTGTTAAGCGACAGCATTGACATCAGTGAAGGCGGCAATCTACGAGCAATAACATTCACAAATCACGACAACAACGACATTGAAACAAAAGTTTTTGTAGGAACTGCAGAAAGCACAATCACTACCACTATTGGATTCGGTGGTGCTCCGTATGATGTAACAGACTTCGACAGTGAAACCATAACAATTATCAGCAACGCAGAATATCAGTTGGATAGACCTATTACCAACAGCAATTATGTTTGGGTAACCGTAGATGGAATCAAGTTGCATCCTGGCATAGATTTTGTGGTACAAGGCAACAAGGTTGTTGTGAGCGATAGCTTTGGTGTTAGAGCAGACAGTTTGGTTGTTGTTAGCAGCTTTACTGAAGAAACCAGTGTTGATGCTATAAGTTGGCGTATTTTCCACAGTATGCTGGGTGATGTAGAATACCACAGAATGATCAAACAAGGCGTTACTGAGTTAACACAACCTTTGTTGGCCCAAGACACTGAAATATATGTAGCAGACGGTTCAGTGTTGTCGGAGCCTAGCATACCCGAAAATCGTCCGGGTGTGATATTTGTTGATGCTGAAAGAATAACATATTGGCAAAAAACTGGAAATATACTTTCGCAGATCAGAAGGGGAACAGCTGGCACAGGAGTTGCAAATGAACATCCTGTGAATATGCCAGTAGTCGACGCCGGCATAGAAAATGTAATTGCAGGCTCTAATACTGATACAAACACGTGGCTAGATCAAGGAACTAGCACAGCTGCCGATGGCAGAGGTATGCAAAAAGCCAACACTGCACAGGCAAAATTCCTGCGCGAAAAGCGTGGCATACTGCCAATATTGATCAACGATCAGCGTGGTAGATATCTAGAATCCGGATACGTCAACGAAGGATACGTGGAAATTAACGAATAAATAAAACATAGTATATAGGAACAAAAATGGCAATTGTACTTCGAGCAAACAAAAGTGTACCATTAACATTTGAAGAAGTGGATGGAAACTTCAGTGAACTAAACAACAGACTTAGTGCCATTGAAGAAAGTAATGTAAGTTCTGTCAACGGACTAACCGGAGCGGTAAATCTCACCACAGCCGAAATCACCGAAAGTGGAAATTTATATTTTACAACCAGCAGAGCAAACAATGCGTTTGATGCTAGACTGGCAACAAAATCTACCAGTGATGTCAGCGAAGGAAGCAATCTCTATTATACAAATGCCCGAGCAGACAGCAGAATAGCACTCAACACCGGCACAAATCTTGATCTCAGTGCAAAAACCACCAACGATTTAGCAGAAGGCAGCAATCTATACTACACAGATGCTCGTGCTGATGCAAGGATTGCTTCGGCAAACATAGACGATTTAGCCAATGTTGAATTTGCAACCACGCCAACATTGAGTCACGTGCTAACTTGGAACGGCAGCAGATGGGTAGCTGCAGAAGCTCCTGGAGCATCAGGCGGTGAAGCAAACACAGCAACCAATCTAAACAGCGGATTTGAAGTGTTTGCACAAAAAGTAGGTGTAGATCTACAGTTTAGAAGTTTTGAATCAGGTGACAATATCAACATGTCACAGTCCAGCGAAAGAATCACAATTAATTTTGATCCTACCAACAATCTAGCAATGGATGCAAACAGGATAACTGGTCTAGCCGATCCAATAAGCGACCAAGATTCAGCAACCAAAGCATATGTAGACAACACCATAGGAAGTTATGCTATAAATTTTGCTGCAGACATCGGCTCGTTGAGTACTCTAAACATAGACAGCAATGGTACATTTACAATCAATGGAACCACAGGACAGATCAACACAACCAACGACGGTGCAGGAACAATAACATTATCGTTGCCCAGCAGTCTTGCGGTCAACACAGCAACAGCCACCAAGTTACAGACTTCCAGAACAATACAAATCAGCGGCGATGTAGCTGGCAGTGCAAGCTTTGACGGAAGCGCCAACATCAATATCACAACACAGGTTGCCGACAACAGTGTGGATTTGGGCACTCATACTACTGGTATCTATGTGGCAGATATCACAGCAGGCACAGGTGTAACAGTTTCAGGCAACACCGCAGAAAGTGCAAATGTGGTAGTAAGTATACCACAAAGCATAGGAACCAGCGACAGCCCTACATTTGATAATCTTGTGTTGCAGGGCAACTTAACAGTAAACGGTAGCGTTACCACTGTGAACACAGCCAACATACTGGTAGAAGATCTATTGATGTATTTGGGCAATGGCAGAACCGGAACGCCCAGTGGCGATGGCGGTATAATCATAGAACGCGGCGATCTAAACAATGCATTTATTGGTTACGATGAAAGTGCAGACAGATTTACAATGGGCACTGGCACATTCAGTAGTACCAGCACCGGCAACTTGGTTGTGTCAAAAGGCACGCTAGAAATTGGCGAGCTAGTACTCAACAATGCAGGCAATCACGTTATAACAACACTGTCAAATGATCTTGTGCTGTCTCCTGCAGGAAATATCAGTGCCGACACCAACAGAATTGTAGATGTGGTTGATCCAGTGAGTGCACAAGATGCAGCAACCAAGTCGTATGTAGATTCATCTATTGCCAGCAGCACAACATCATTCGATATAAGTGGAGACAGCGGAACCGACTCTGTGTCGTTGGGAGAATCTCTTGCTTTTGCAGGCGGAACAAATATTACAACAGCCGTAACAGACAACACAGTAACCATCAGTGTCACTGGCACAGTTAATAGTGCTACAAGTGCCGGTGTTGCAACACAAGCAAACACTGTAGCAACCACATCTACTTCTACTAATGCAACATTTTATCCTACATTTGTTGACAGTAACAACGTCAGCAGTGCATATGAAAATGTTTACACTGATGCAGGAATCAGCTACAATCCCAGTACCAACACACTGACAGTAACTGGGGAAGTTTCGGCAGTGGCTACACAAGCACGATATGCTGACTTAGCTGAAAAGTACACCGCAAACAAAGATTATACCCCGGGTACTGTACTACAGGTAAGTAGTTGTGAAGACTACGAACTTGAAGAGTACCAGGAAGGCTTTGTGGCTGGCGTAGTATCTACACAGCCAGCATATTTAATGAACAGTGAACTGGAAAACGGAATTGCAGTTGCACTTGCTGGCCGCGTGCCTGTTTTGATTAAAGATAGTGTGCAAAAAGGACAGCCAGTATATGCACAGTCAGCAGGATATGCCGTCGCAGGCACAGGTGCGCTAGTAGGCATTGCACTAGAAACAAAAACAACAACAGGATTAGGATTGGTAGAATGTCTGCTAAAGATTTAAAAAAACAAAACACACAGCAGGAAGAAAACAAAATGAAAAAGCCTGACGAAAAAGGCGGTGTCCACGTACAAGGGCATATCAAAATTTTTGACCCAGAAACCAAAGAAATATTTGTAGATAAAAGAAATGCCATTCACTTTGAAAATATATCAGAAGCAATGGCAAATATGCTGGCCAACAAGTCAACTGGCTTCATACACGAAATGCATTTTGGCAACGGTGGTACCAGTGTGGATCCTACAGGCTTGATCACATATCTTCCTGCCAACAATACTGGTGTAAACAGCGACCTTTACAACCAAACTTACTACAAAGTAGTAGACGATACCAGTAGTTTAAACACAGATCCTGCTAGAAACAAAATGACAATAAGACACACAGTAGGACAGGTCTACACTGACATATTGGTAAGTTGCTTGCTAGACTACGGCGAACCCAGTGGTCAACAAGCGTTCGACAACAGCACAGACCTAGAAGGTGATTTTGTGTTTGATGAACTGGGTCTTAAAAGCTGGACAGGCGAAGCCGGACAAGGAAAATTACTAACACACGTGGTATTTCACCCTGTGCAAAAGTCATTGAATAGACTTATTCAAATCGATTACACAGTGAGAATACAAACACTAACCAATTTGGGTGATATTACCTAAATAACAGTATATTATACAAGAATATAAATACATATAACTTGTATTATTGGAGATGAGATAAAACCATGGCTTACACCATTAACAAAACAAACGGATCGATTCTTGCTACAGTAGCAGACGGTACGATTGATACAACAACAGATTTAACTCTAGTAGGTAAGAACTATAGTGGTTACGGTGAAATTCTAAACGAAAACTATGTTAAACTACTGGAAAACTTTGCAAACAGCACACAACCAACCAATCCTATTGCAGGACAAATTTGGTGGGACACCAGTGGTAACCTGCTAAAGGTTTACAATGGTACTACTTTTAAAACAGTGAGCAGTAGTACAGCTAGTGCTAGTGCACCTACCAGCAATGTTACTGGTGATCTTTGGTGGGATACCAGCAACAATCAGCTCAAAGTGTACAATGGCTCCAGCTTTACTCTTATTGGACCTAGCTTTACAGCAGGCACCGGAGAAAGTGGTGCAGTAGTTGATACTGTGACTGACAATCTTGGAACAGACCACGTGGTTGTAAAAGATTTTGTTAGCGATGTGATTGTTGGCATTGTCAGCAAAGATGCAGAATTTACACCACAGGTAGCAATCAGTGGATTTGCAACCATCAAACAAGGTTACAATCTTAATAGTACACTAGCATCAGCCAAATTCCATGGTACAAGTTCAGACAGTGATGCGTTAGGCGGAGTAAGTGCATCAAGCTTCCTACGCAGTGACGCAAATGACACAACCACAGGCACACTTGCAGTCAACAATGACAATGGATTGCAAGTAGGTGCAGACAATGATTTTAAGGTGAGTGTAAGCACCGACGATGTTGTGATTCAAAACCAAACACAAAATGGCGATATCTTGCTGCGAGTCAACGACGGGGGTGTTGTAACCACTGCGTTAACAATTGATGGCGCTAGCAGCAGAATTTTACTAGCAGGCGATCCTGTGAGCAACCTAGGTGCGGCAACCAAGCAGTATGTAGATGGACAGGTAAGTGGTGCAGGAGCACTACTAACCACTGGCGGTACTATGACTGGTGATATTTTGTCCAGCGACGGAACACAAGATATTGGTACTAATAGTGTGAGATTTCAAACAATTTACGCTACTACATTCAATGGCACAGCCACACAAGCACAATATGCCGACTTGGCAGAAAGATTTGCCGCAGACCAAACATATGATGTAGGCACAGTGGTAGCACTTGGCGGAGCCGAAGAAATTACTGCCAGCTCAGAAGCTGCTAGCAGTAGTGTTTTTGGTGTAATCAGTGGCAGAGCTGCTTACTTGATGAATGCAGGAGCAGGCACTGATGAAACTCACCCAGCAGTTGCAATGCAAGGAAGAGTACCAGTAAAAGTTGAAGGTGAATGTCGCAAAGGCGATCGATTGGTTAGTGCAGGCAACGGCGTTGCAAGAACAGCCAAAGAAGGTGAAGCAACAGCGTTTAACACCATTGGTAGAGCACTGGAAGATAAATACAGTGTCGACATTCAACTGGTGGAAGCTATTGTTAGCATTCACTAAAAAATACAACCAATTGGGGATATAATACATGGCATATCAATCTGGAGATATAATTCTAGACGATCACTACAACGATTTTGTTGCTAGTGTGAATGCACTATGGGGCACCGGCACAGGTGACCGTGGTTATGGCCAATCAACTACAGTTAGTTCTGTAAGCGCGGGTAACACAGTTACTGCTACACAGTGGACTACACTTTTAAGCAGAATTTCAAGCTTGGCAACACACCAAAATAGTTCAATCACAAGCATCACTAATCCGACCACAGGTGATACGATCGAAGCATACACTGCACTCAGCACAAATATCAGCACTGTTGACACCAACAGACTGGATCGTGCAGGTACAGGAACAGACACAAGCGATACAAATGCAACCACGGCTACATGGTTCACAGAAACTACGCACACACAAACACTTACTTTTGCCGGCGGCAACGAAGCACGTTACTTCTTTAACGCAGGCGGCGAAGTTCGTATTAGTTTTAATCACACAGGCAGCACTAGCAGTGCTAAAAACACAGAGTGGAATCAGCTAGCTACACAATCAGGAACGATAGTATTGGGCGCAAGCACTACAAGTAAAAATGGCGGCAGTGGCACAGTAAGTACACTTGCTACAACCACAGGCTACTACGACTTGAGCACAACCGACACTGTGATTTTCAAGCAGTTCGCAGACTCGAGTCCGTATACCACAAACTACATTGAAGTAAGAGCAAAAGTTAGCGCTGCACACAGCGACGGCAACGGCAATAACGGCAATGTTATCACTTTAACAATTAGCTATCGTGATGACGCGGCTGATAGTACAAGCTTCGACAAGAGTGTGTATAACGTTCTTGATCAAGTTGACGGTACAACAACAACTACCACAGTTGCACGTCAGCCAAGCACAACAGCACTTACCTCTACTTGGGGCACACCAACTTGGGGAAGCACCAATAGCACATCGTAAAAATTTAATTTAGCTAAATTAAAATTGACACAAAAGCGTATATAGTATATACTATATACGCTTTTTTATATCCAGAGGGTCACTATGAGTACGTTCGAAGAAACTGTAGAAAAAAGTTTTGACATACAACAAGCTAAAAAAAACATTAGAGAACAAAATCAACAAAGTCTTACAATTGCTGTTAATGGCGGATTATTCAAAATCACACCAGAATTGATTGTGTTTGCAAATATGTTTGCAGAGCAAGAAGAAATTGTGTTAGAAGACAGCTACGGAAATCCAGTAAAAATTACCAATATACAAGACTTTATATACAAATGTAAAATTAAGTACCAAGAAGTAATGAACAATTGGTTAGCAGAATATGATCAAGCAAAGTCAATCAGAAAACCCCAATAACATTGGTGCATTGATATTTGCATTCAACAGTGATTTAGATTATGTTAGTATTGCTGTTGCTAATGCTGTATTGATCAAAAAAAATCTCAATATTCCTGTAACATTAATCACAGACTCTCCTATCGACAATACAATTTTTGATCAAGTAAAAGTTGTAGAGAATCACAGCACAAACAAGCGTGCTTTTAGATGGGATTCGGGTGTCGAAACGGTCAACTGGAAAAACAGTGGAAGATACAGCGCATACGAATTGTCTCCATATGACACTACTGTTTTGCTGGATGCAGATTACTTTGTATTCACTGACAAACTAGCTCAAATATTAAATTCCAATGTAGAAATCACTGCATTTGATTCTGTCTATGATGTAAGTGGCAAAAATTCGTTCGAAATCGATCGATACATCAATTTTAACAGCCTGCAAATGTATTGGGCCACTGTGATTGTTTTTAAAAAAAGCAGTTTTGTAAAGCAAGTGTTTGATCTCTGGAAACAGGTAGCAGAAAATTGGAATCATTATCGCGTTTTGTACAATTTTAAGAGCGCAACTTATAGAAATGATTTTGCTTTTACTATAGCACTAAATACACTACAAGGGCACGTTAACAATTTTTGCAGTATTCCTTATGCATTGCCTACTCTTAACTCGTCTCATACAGTTGATAAAATTTCCAAATTTGGAACAATTTTTTTAAGTTACCCCAGTCATAAATCAGGCAAGGTGGTAAAGAAACAAACTCTATATCGTGGCGATTTACACGTGATGAACAAGTCAGATTTGTCTAAAATATATGAATTTACGCAGAACAGTACCATTTAGTCAGCAACAAGGTTATTTAACTATAGCACAAAACAGCAACGATGTTGATTATTTGCGTTTAGCATACCTGCAGGCATTAAGTATTAAAGCTACACAAAAAATCAACAATTATGCAGTAGTGGTTGATTCTCATACAGTCAAGCAAGTTACTGATTTACACAGACAAGTGTTTGACTATGTAATAGAGTTGCCATTTGACGATATGGCAGAGAACGTCAACTGGAAATTACAAAACGAATGGCAAGTTTGGTGGGCAACGCCGTTCAAGGAAACAATAAAACTAGAAAGCGATCTTCTGCTCACAGTACCGCAGGATCATTGGTGGCACATGTTGAGACATAAAGATGTTTGTTTTAGTGTAGTTGCAAGAGACTATAGAAATGCAATAAGTCACAGTAGGACATATCGCACAGCATTTGACAAAAACAATTTGCCTAATGCCTACAACGGTTTCAGTTATTTTCGCTACAGTAAAACAAGTGCAGACTTTTTTGTTGCACTCAAAGACATATTCGAAAAAACAGATATTGTAAAAAGAAATCTTTCTTATTGCAATAAAATTGCCACCGACGAAGCCTATGCAGTAGCTGCCAACATAATTGGAAAAGAAAAATGCTTTTTATCGCACACGGACTATCCGTGCTTTACGCACATGAAACCAGGCATACATAATTGGCCCGAAAGTACCAATTGGCTAGATGTTTTGCCGTACAGTTTAAATGACGATGCCAGTATTATAGTAGGAGGATATCGTCAACTGTATCCTTTTCACTATTACGAAAAAGAATTTGCTACCGACAAGGTAATATCGCACTATGAGCAGCTCTTTTTTTCACGCAGTTGAACAAAATAATTTTGAAACACAAGTTATACAGCAGGAATATAGATTGTATCACGATGATGACAATAATCCTTTGTACATGACCACTGAAAAACCTGCTGGAAAATACATAGTATTGACTAAACAACAGTACAACACTTTTAGATTGGATCGAGTTGAGATTAAAGATGGCAAAGCCACAGAAAAACAGTTTGAACAAACAAAATATATACATCCTTTTGCAAGACAACCAGTGGAGTGGATCAAATGACAGAAATAGTAGATGTTGCTGACCTAGATTGCATTTATTTGAGTTACGACGAACCTCAAAAAGAAGAGTTCTGGGCACACATACAAAATATGGTACCATGGGCCAAACGGGTAGATGGTGTGGAGGGTAGTGATGCTGCGCATAAAGCAGCTGCTGAAGCTAGCCATACTGATAGATTTGTTTTAATCGACGGTGATAACTTGCCTTACGAAAGCTTTTTTAATCAACAACTAAAATTAGATAGCGTTAACAAAGAATGTGTATTCCGCTGGAGAGCTGTAAATGAAATCAACGGACTTATGTACGGCAATGGAGGCATGAGTTGCTGGACCAAAGACTTTGTGCTCAACATGAAAACACACGAACACAGCGAGGGAGACGACGAAACCAATGTAGAGTTTTGTTTTGATGATAGATATTGGGCAATGCACAATGTCTACAGCACCACCTATCCTAATGGCACACCTTTTCAAGCATGGAGAGCAGGATTCAGAGAAGGTGTAAAAATGTGTCTTGATAGGGGAAGAAAGCCATCTGTAGAAGAATTCAAGGACAGCGTACACAAGCAAAATTTAAACAATTTAAAAATTTGGCAAACTATCGGCCATGACGTTGACAACGGAGATTGGGCTATTCTTGGTGCAAGAATGGGAACTGTGAAAACAATGTTAGAAGATTGGGATCACACACAAGTACAATGGTTTCCTAGTTTAGAAAAAATGTGGAATCAAGAAGTTAGTGAGTTAGAATGTGATAAAGTTTCAAAAGAATATATGGGTGCTCTTAACAAACAGTTAGATATGGGCATCAGTGAGTATTCTGCACAGCAAAGTAAATTTTTCAAAGAAGTTTTCAGGCAGACACATGTACAAAAGTCAGTGATGACCACAGAAAAAGATTTTATAACAGAAAGATGAGCGACTATTTAGATGATGCACAAGTAGCAAAACAAAAGCTAGCACAGGTAAGTGATAGTTTTTGTTTAGCAAAATGGAAACAAGTTAGTTTGCATCTGCCCACAGGATTCAACAATAGTTGCTATCATCCGCCTTTGCATAAAATTCCTTTGGAAGAAATAGCAAGCAATCCTAGTGCACTACACAATACCAGCCACAAAAAGCTTAGAAGAAAAGAAATGTTGGAAGGAGTACAGTGCGAAGAATGCAGTTATTGTTGGAATATTGAATCCACCGGCAACATGAGTGACAGACACTATCGGTCAGGTGAGCCGTGGGCAATGCAGGACTATGACGTGATTGCTAGCAGTGCATGGGATTCCGATATAAACCCAAGCTATGTAGAAGTCAATTTTAGTCACGGATGCAATCTTGCATGCAGTTATTGTAGTCCGCAATTCAGCACAGCTTGGCAACAAGAAATCGACAAGTTTGGAGAATATCCTACCTTAACACCGCACAATGCTCCGGAGCATTTTTCCGGCGATCGCAGAAATATACCTGTGAGAGAAAACAATCCATATGTTGAAGCATTTTGGAAATGGTGGCCAGATCTCTACAAAGATCTCAAGCATTTTCGCATGACAGGCGGCGAACCGTTAATGGATAAAAATACCTATCGCGTGTTTGATTGGGTATTAGATAATCCCAAACCGGATCTACATCTCAACGTCACTAGTAATTTCAGTGTCGACAATGTGTTGTTTGAAAAATATATGTCCTATGTTAAAAAGTTATGCGATATAGATGAAATAAAAGTTGAGCATTTTATGCAGTTTGTTAGCATAGATGGATGGGGCAAACAAGCAGAGTATATGCGCGACGGTCTTAACTTTGAACGTATGAAACACAATGTAGAAAGGTTTTTAGAGGAAGTCCCTTACCGCAGTAGTGTAACATTCATTGTTACTATGAACAATCTAAGTTTGTTTAGCCTAGACCAGTTGTTGGAATGGATATACGAACTTAGAGGAAAATATTCAAAAACATATCAAAGAGTTTGGTTTGATATTCCGTTGTTGTACAAACCTGTGTGGCAAAGTCTACAGCACATGCCAGAACCTTATGCATGGAAGTTGGAGCAAATTACAAACGGAATCAAAGATAGAGTGGAGCAAGGCAACGAAGATCATTTTCAATATTTCAAAGATTTTGAAATTAAAAAGTTTGAACGTGATGTTGCTTGGATGCGTCAGCAACAAGTATCAGACGAAGAAATAGTTAGGCGCAAAATAGATTTTTATAGGTTTTTTTCTGAATATGATCGCAGAAGAGGTCTAGACTTTGAATCAACATTTCCACAAATGATCAATTGGTGGAACGAATGTAAAATGCTAAGTAATCAAAGAGGCATATAATGAATCCTGATTTAGAATATAAAAAGAATATATTAGACCCCAAGAGTGCTAGTTTTTGTGGAGCAAAGTGGTACAATGCTACCATATGGTTAGGCAGTGGAATGACAACAAGCTGTCATCATCCTTTGCCTCATTTTATTCAAGCACATCATGCAGAACAAAATCCCAAAGCTATTCATAATACTCCGCAAAAAAAAGAGCAAAGACGTCAAATGCAAAACGGCGAACGTCCGCAAGGTTGTGAGTATTGTTGGAAAATTGAAGATATGGGCTCTGAGTACGTTAGTGACCGGGTTTATAAAAGCAAAATTTACAGTAATAACGACTTGATTATTGCTAAAGATTCTGACCACGCCCAAGACTTTGATCTACAAACACTGGAAATTGCATTTGATAGAACTTGCAATCTTGGGTGCAGTTATTGCAATCCTGCGTTTAGCACAAGCTGGGTAAAAGATCTAAAAACCAACGGCGGATACGAGGGACTAGTAAGTGATGGACGCAATCACTTTACGCACGAACACGAAAGCGCACAGCTCTACAAGCAAGACGAATACAATCCTTATGTGGAAGCATTTTTCAAATGGTGGGAAAGTGATCTTAAAAACTCACTACAAGAATTGCGAATCACCGGTGGCGAGCCAATGATGGCCGGCGAATTATGGCGATTGATGGAAAGTTGGGACCCAACATTGAATGTTGATCTTGCTGTGAATAGTAATCTATGCGGCAAAGACTCGTTGATTGATCGATTTATTGATCTAGGCAAAGACATAAACAATTTGCATTTATACACCAGTTGCGAAGCAGTAGGGTATCAAGCAGAATACATCAGAGATGGACTAGAATGGGACAGGTGGCTAGCCAATGCACACAAAGTATCCGACAGTGGAGTACTCAAAGGATTCCACATGATGTGTACAGTGAATGCACTTTGTCTTGATAGTTTGCCAGAATTCCTTAGTATGATGCTGGAACTTAAAGATAGATATGGTAAGGATTTTCCAACTTTTACACTAAATATACTTAGATTCCCAAGTTTTCAAAGTCCTCTTATTTTGCCACAAGAACAAAAACGCAAGTATAGAGACAATATAGCAAAGTGGCTTGATGCAAACAATCATAAATTGCATGCCATGGAAGAAAATCAAACAATTAGATTAATTGAATATTTAGAAAGTGTTGACAAACCGCACAGCGAAACGTTTGAAATGCCTAAATTGTTAAATGATTTCAAAAAGTTTTATTCGCAGTACGACACACGCAGGGGCCACGATTTCCATCGTGCATTTCCTAATTTATCAAAATGGTACCAATCCTTATGACAACAAAAGTTGACAAAATCAAAGATTATTACAAAACCTACGACTACAACAGTCGTAGACCGGTGTTTGTAGAGCCCGAAACACTGAGACAGGATCAGCAAGATCGGTTGATGAAAAGCGATCATTTTTGTATGATCCCATGGATCCATATACATGGATTTCCAACTGGCGAAGCATATCCTTGCTGTTTAGGACACATGGATCATCCTATTGGAAACATGAGAGAAAATTCCTTAGAAGAAATATACAATGGCGATGCTTATAGAACAATGCGTCGCAACATGCTCAATGACGAGCCCAGCAAAGAGTGCGTCAAGTGCTACGAGCAAGAAAAGAATGGCTTCTTTAGCATGCGCAACAGCTCGAACAAGCATTTTGGACATCACATAGACAAAGTAGATACTACATTAGAAGATGGCACACATCCAGAATTTAAACTGATTTATTGGGACATCAGATTCAGTAATCTATGTAATTTCCGTTGTAGAAGTTGCGGTGATATCTTCTCCAGCAACTGGGCCAAAGAAAAAATACGCAATGGTTGGTTGCCCAAAGACACCCCAGTTATACAGTATGCCGGTCGCCACAAAATGGACATATGGGAACAAGCCGAAGAACATATGCCATATGTTGAACAGGTGTATTTTGCTGGCGGCGAACCTCTTATTATGGAGGAACACTATCGCATACTCAAGTGGTTAGTTGATAACGAAAGATTTGATGTAAAGTTGATCTACAATACCAACTTCTCTGAAATGTCCTACAAAGACATGGATGTAATCGAGTATTGGAAGTTGTTTGACAGTGTAAGTGTAGGCGCTAGTCTAGACGGAATGGGCACAAGGGGCGAGTATATTCGTAAAGGGCAAGATTGGGCACAAACAGAACGCAATCGCGAACGCATGCTAAAAGTGTGCCCGGATGTAGACTTTTATATTTCTCCTACATTGAGCATTATGAATAGTTTTCATCTACCGGACTTTCATCGAGATTGGATGGACAAAGGATTTTTACGGGCCATTGATCTAAATGTAAACATTCTTCAAGGACCTGAATACTATCGTATTGATATGTTGCCGCAACATATGAAAGAACGTGTGAAAGAAAAGTATCTGGAACACATTGCACTCATTGAGCCTGATGATCATCTTACTAGAGCAACCAACGGTTTTAAAGGTGCAATTGATTTTATGATGGCAGAAGACAACAGTCATTTATTGACAAAATTCAAGCAAGTAATGGCCGACCTAGACAAATTCAGAGATGAAAGTTTCTTTGATTCTTTTCCTGAGTTAGAAGAAATCTTGCATGAAGTATAAAGATATTATAGACAATACCAATTTCTGTATTTTACCATGGGTGAGTGTCGAAACTACACCAATGGGCACGTTACGTCCGTGTTGTTTGGCCATTGACGAAATAGAAGACAACGGCGAAAAATATAATCTTAAAGAGCACACGCTGAGTCAAGCAATGAACAGCAACTATATGCAGAACATGCGCCGGTCTTTTTTGGAAGATCAGCGTCTGGCTACTTGCAATCGTTGTTGGTCCGAAGAAGATAGCGGAAGAACCAGCAAGCGAATAAACACACTGGTTAAATTCAAACACGAAGTCGAGGAAATGAACTTTGACAGTATAGAAAGTAATCAGCTATGGTTCTTAGATCTAAAGTTAGGAAATATTTGCAATCTCAAATGCAGAATTTGCGGATCTTGGAGTAGCAGTAACTGGGCAAGCGAAGAAATCAAACATGATGTTAGTAAAGGTGCAGTCAAAGAAGATACCTTTGCTTACACTATGCTAAAAGCAGGAAACTGGCCCAGAGAAAGCGCAGATTTTTGGGAAGATTTAACAGCAATGCTTCCAACTGTGAGATATTTCGAGTTCACAGGCGGTGAGCCATTTTTAATCAAAGAGCATTTTGATCTTCTCAAGTTGGCAGTAGACACAGGTGTCAGCAAAAATATAACCATTCATTACAACACCAACTCAACACAAATGCCCGAACATGCACTCACGGATTTGTGGCCGCACTTCAAAGAAGTAGAAGTTGCATTCAGTGTTGATAATATCGGCGCCAAGTTCGAATATGAAAGACATGGTGCAAATTGGAAAGAAAGTAATCAAACCATTGATCAATTTAATCTACACAAACAGTACAATGCCAATCTCAGTAGCCAGTTGTGTTTTACTATAAACATGTTCAACTGTTTGGATATAAGCGAGTTGTTAGAATGGGCAGAAAAAAAGCAGTTTGATGCGGTGCACTGGAATATGTTGCATGATCCAAATCATTTTAACGTAAGTTATGTACCACAACCCCTCAAAGATATTTTTGTCGAAAGTTTGCAAAGAAAACAGACATTTCCTAAAAAGTACATAGATGAAGTTAATAGCCTAGTCCGCTTTATACAGCAGGACAATCAACTAGTAAGTGCCGAGAAAATACTTGATATGATAAATCGAGCAGACAAATATCGCGGCGAAAGTTTTGCTGAATTGTACCCAGAGCTACACAAATGTTTAACAGCATTGACATAAAAAAACACATTCCTCATGAAAAACAATTTGTAAAAGATCAAATTGAGAATTTTGGTATAGCAAAAGATTTATCTATATTTTGTGCCGATCCTTTTACTGGGTGTAGTATAGATCGCAATGGTGATGTTTTTGTTTGTACATGCGACGGTAAATTGCCTGTGAGTGTTGGTCATATAACAGACTTTAATTGCCTAGAAGACATCTGGCAAAATTATATAGCTCATTATTTACAAAGCACAATTATAGACGGAAGTTTTCGCTATTGCGACGTTAATCGGTGCGGAATACTACATAATAAGAATGCAACACGTAAACATTTTCAGCAAAATAAATCCCAGCGTGTAGTATTTCTAAACATAGACGAAAGTTGTAATTTACAGTGTCCTAGTTGTAGAGATGAAATGATTTTTGTAAAAAATGGCAATAAATTAGAAGAAAAAATCAAATGGATCAATCACTTTCACAACATTGTAAAAAACCACAATGGAAATTTACAGATTTTTACCAGCGGAAACGGCGATCCATTTGCTAGCGAAATTTATCAAAACTTTTTGACTACTTGCAAACTCAAACAAAATCAAAAATTCAGTTTCTTAACCAATGGGTTATTGCTTAAAAAACGCATGCAACAAAATCCCAGTTTAATCAACTGCACACAGGTAGTAATGATCAGCATGGACGCAGGTAGCCAGGAGGTGTATGAAGATGTAAGACGCCCGGGCAAGTGGACAACATTGGTGGAAAATTTAGATTATTTGAAGTTTTTGCAGGACAACCATGGTATAAGAGCACAACTTAATTTTGTAATACAAAAAGCCAATTACAGAGATATACCAAATTTTATAGAATTAGCAGATCGTTATGCGTTTAGAACACACTATGCGGAACTGGAAGACTGGGCAACCGGAGACGGTGATTTCTACAAAAAAAATTCTGTTCATCTAATTAATCATCCTGAGCACAATCAGTATATGGAGATTGTAGAACAGTACAAACATAAGATACACCTAGGCAGATGAAAAAACCCGAATATAAACCAAACAGTCTATGTATGGCACCTTGGACACATACATATCTTTCGCCACAAACCGAAAGACGCCTGTGTTGTGCAAGCCGAGAACCTGCTCAAAATTTTGAGCAATATATTGATACATCAAGCGGCACCGGCAAATACACACCACAAACTCTAGAGGAATACTGGAACAGCGAACGGATTAAAAGCGTTCGCAGACAGATGATGTCAGGCGAAACACCAAACGAGTGTGTAGTTTGTGATAAAAAATTACTCAACACAGATGTTTACAGAGATTACTTTTGGCACTTGTTTAAGCACAAATACGATGAAGTTTGGACTAGTACAGACGAAACTGGCTGTACCACAATGAAGCCAATAAGCTGGGATTATAGGTTCAGTAATTTGTGCAATTTTAAATGTAGACAATGTGGCGATATGCTCAGCAGTGCCTGGGAAACAGAAAGTAAAAAAAACCAAAGAATCAATTGGGACAATCCGCAGAACAACTGGCTCAAACCTGAAGTAAACAAAAAAATCAAAGAGTTTCAGCAAACAGTGGTAGAAGAAGAATTTGCCGAGGCTGTTGAACAACACAGAGTTGAAGAAATATACTGGGTCGGTGGCGAGCCTCTCATGTACGAACAGCACTGGCAATACAT